GGGTTACCGGCATGTCTTCACCATGCGAACACCTGGTCCGCGAACGGGATGCCGTTCAGGGTGCCCTGCAGAAGCTCGGCGGCCCGCGCCGGGATGGCGAACCCGAACCCGGGGACCATGACCGGCTGCTCCCCGGCCATCGGCAGGGCGAGCGGGCCGCGCTGGGATTCGTAAAGGTGCTGCAGGACGATCCGGGCGAAGATGCTGAGCGCCGCCGGGACTGACGTGCCCCACCCGGCCACGTAGGCGACCAGGACCACCGCGGAATCCGAGCTGAACGGCGAGCCGTCCGCCTTGCGGATCATCCTGCCCGCCGGGTTGATGTCCAGGCCGGAGATGTCGAGCGCGGTCCCGGACTTGACGGACGTGACCGACGTGACCGACACGAGGGGGCGGCGGCGGACTTGCAGCGCCTCGTACCAGCCGAGGAAGGTGCACCGTTCGGCGGTGACGGCCCGGTTGACGACCGGGCCGCCGGTCAGCCCTTCCAGCGAGCTTTCGATAGTGGCGACGTACGCCTGGATCTCGGCGTCCTGGCTGGTGTCGGACTGCGGGATGTTGAGGGCGTCCTTGGCGTCCTGCAGCGGCAGGAGGCTGACCTCGAACGGGTCGAAGACGTCGAAGTCGCCGAATATCACCCCGGCACCGGCGCCGGTGGTGACTACCGCGTACTGGTAGTGGCCGAGCGTGGTGAGGTCGGTGACCGGGACGTCCTGGTGGTAGGTGCCCAGGGAATCGTGCGACGGCGATGTGTAGGTGCCGGTGGTGGTCTGGCTGCCGTCGGCGGCGGCAAGTTTGACCGTGGTTGTCGCTGTCCCGGCGTCGACGAGGCTGTACGTGCCGTCAGTGTTGCGCTGCTTGACCGTGAACGGGATGGTGACTGGCTGGCCGAGCGGGTACCTGCTCAACTCGGTCCTCCTGTCCGTTGGTCTGTGGCCGTCAGGACGCCGCCCGATGCGGCGCCGGCTGCGACAGCGGCGGTCAGCGTTGATGTGGCCGCCGTGGCCGAGGTCAGGGTGCCGACGGTGAACGCCACGGTGACAGTTCCCGATGCGGTGGCCTGCCCGGCGGCGGCGAGGGCGGCGGTGGCCTGCTGGACAGCGAGGGCCGCCAGTGCGCTCGCGCCTGCCGCCGCGGCGGCGCCTGCCGACTGCACCGCCTTCGCGGTGGCTGAGCCTGCGCCTGCGGCGCTCGCCGTGCCCAGGATGACACCGGACACGGCGACCGAGCCTGCGCCCGCAGCGGCCGCCTTCGCGGCCTGCGTGGCGACAGCGGTAACAGCACCGGCACCGGCGATGGCCGCGGTAGCGGTACCAGACCCGGACCCGGTGGCGGTGACCGCGGCAGCCCCGGCACCCGCGGCTGGGGCGATCTGCGTGGCGACAGCGGCGGCGGCAGCGGCGGCGGCGGCCGTGGCGGTGCCCTGCGCCGTGACCGCTGCAGGACCGGTTATCACCTGCGGGCTAGGCGTCCGGACGAGCATTACCGGGAGGTCGGAGGCCGCCATCACCGGCAGCGCGACGGGTGGCTGCGCGGACGCCGCGGCGGTCGCCCCGGCACCCGCGGCCGCAGCGGCGGCCGCCTGGGTGACGACGCCGGTGACAGCGCCCGCGGCGGCGGCCGTGGCACCCGCGATCACGGTTCCCGCGGCGGTGACGGACCCGGCCCCGGCAGCCGTCGCGGGGGCGATCTGCGTCACGACGTCAGTGACCGCCCCGGCACCCGCGGCCGCGGCGGTGGCCGCGCCCGACGACGACCCGGCGGCGGTGACGGAACCCGCGCCTGCCGATGCCGCGGGGGCGATCTGCGTGACGACGTCAGTGACCAGCCCCGCGGCCGCAGCCGCCGCCGGGGCGATGACCGTGGCGACCGCAGTGGCCGCGCCGGCACCCGCCGCAGATGCGGTACCCGCCGCGAGCGATGACGCGGGCCCGGTGATCACCTGCGGGGCTGATCCCGGCGGGGCGGCCGGACGCCCCCCCGAGATCAGGACCGGCAGGACAAGAGACGGGCCCGGCGCAGCCGTGTCGCTGAACGCGATGCCGGCGAACCAGATGTTCCACGCCGCGGTCTCGGTCACGCTGGCCGACGGGCCGTACCGGGCCGCGTTGACCAGCGCCGTAGTAGTCTGCGCGGCGGCCGAGATCGACCCTCCGGAGTCGGGGTTGCCCGTCTCCAGGTTCGCGCCGGAGAAGATCCGGGCGGCCAGGTTCGCCGTCGTGCCGCTGTTGGCGGTGATGTCTCCCTCGACCCGGCACCAGGCGTTCAGCGGGATGACGCCGGTCGATGTGGCGATGATGTTGTTAAGCTCGTTGACGATCTGTATCGTGCCGGTGGTGGAAACGCGCACCGACATCTGCGCGACGGACGCGCCGCCGAGGAAGTTGATGAGCCGCGGGATGACCGTCGGGTAGGCGGTCATGTAGACGTAGCACCGGGCGAAGGCGTTCGCCACCGGGGTCGGGCTGATCTGGGTGGTCCAGTCCGCGTGGATGATCGTGGCCACCGAGATGGCACACGAGATCTTCCACGACGTGCCGCCCTGGTAGACGTGCGTGTTATCCCACGTGGACGTGCTGCCGGTGCCGGACGCCGTGACCGCGTCGAACTGGTAAGGCCCGGTGGAGTTCGCGGTGGAGATGGCGGTGCCGGAAGTGCCCTGGCAGATGTTGGAGAGGTTATCCGCCACGGGTCACCTCATCCCCCATCTGGCGTACCGGCATCTACGTCACATGCAGGGGCGGCGGCTCTGCTGGCTCCAGCTCCGTGACGGGCACCCAGTCAGTGGCCAGGTGCTTACGGACAGCGCCGTCCCAGATGACGCTGACCTCATGGCCCATGACGTCCTTGACGGTGCCCGTCCGGCCGTCCGCGGTCCGGCGGACCCGCTCATCGTGCTCGAAGAACCTCATGCCTGCCGTGTCCACGGAGCCTCCTTTACGGCTGGTTAGAGGCCACCGGGCCACCGGAATCCAGGACGGAGCCGGGTGACTCGCTGCCCGCGGCGTTCTGGGAGGTGAACCGCCACGCGTATGAATGCGGGTGCGGGTACAGCCACAGCTCGAAGTAGCCGAACCACTTGCTGTTCACCTGGTCGTAGGCCGCGACCTGGTAGGAGTTGACGTCGGCCCGCCCCGGCCCGGTGAGGGTGTGCAGCCCGGACCCGCCTGTCCCGACAACGAACTCGCGTATCCCCGCCGCGTCAGCCGAGCCGGTCTTGCCGAGCTTGGGAAACCGCTGGTAGGAGTGGCAGTGGCCGTTAAGCACCAGGTCGCAGTGGTTGTCGTACAGCAGGTTCCACAGGTCGCCGACTTCGGTGCAGTCCCCGGTGCCCCCGGGGTCGGCAGTTGCGGTGCCGTCGGACCAGCGCGGGTGATGCCAGAAGGCGGCAAGCGGCTTGCCCGCGTTCGCGGCCAGGTCGGCTGCCAGGGCTGTATAGGTGGTGCTCGGGTTGGCGACCGACCCGATCCACTGGGTGCCGGAGTCCAGGCTGATGATGTGCCACCCGGCCGGGGTGTCGAAGCTGTAGAAACTCGGCGGGGTGGCGCCGGAATGGGCCTGCGCGCCGAAGTAGGTGTTGTAGGCGGCCAGGTTCGTCGGGGTGTTGGCCGGGTCGCCGTTCGGGGCGTGATCGTGGTTGCCCGGCGCCGGCTGGCACTTGGTCCCGAAGGTGCTGCCGTAATACCCGTCCCAGATCGTGTACTCGGCAGTCGTGCCGTCGTTGGTGATGTCACCGGGGAACAGCACCAGGGCCGGTGCCGGGTTCAGCGCCCGGACCTGCGCGGACACCACCTGCGGCGGGACGTTGGCCCCGGTGGCGGGCTGCATGTCCGCGACCGCGACCAGGTAGTCCGGGGGCTGCGGCGGCGCGGGCAGGCCGCCCGTCACCCGGCTGCGCTTATGCGAGACCCAGGCTGTCACGCCGGCTTACTCGGCGACCTTGTTCTTGTTCCAGCTCTGCGGTCCCGCTTTACCCTCGGCGTTGAGCTGCTTCATGCGCACTGACGAGGCCGCCCTTCGTTCTGGCGTCATGGCCCGGGACAGGGCCACTCGCGTTTCTTCGGTGAAGTCGTACTGCCTGTGACAGGAATGACACATGGGCACGTAGTCCATCCATATGTCCTTGCCATCTGTGCCGTGGATCTGCGCCCACTCGCGAGCCTGCCTGCTGATTCCGCCCTTGGCACAGAGCGCGCAATCATGCTCAGCAGCCTTGCCTCGCTGCCGCCTGACCAGCGCATGCAGGTTCATGTAACTGTCGCGTTCGCCTAGATCGGGGCGGCGGTGATGACCGCAGGTGCAGTCCGGCGGGCACTTCTTCCCGGTGCGTGCATGGCGTCCGCACGTACAGCCGGGCGGGCACGGGTGACTGCGGCCGGCCCGGTCTTTCCGGTGCAGGCCGCAGGTGCACTCTGGCGGGCATTTCCCTTTCGTCATGCACACTATAATACGATATATATGTCACTCATTCGGCGACCTTGACGTAGCAGTCGTAGCCCACGGCCAGCGCGCTGAACTGCCACACCACCGGGTTCACCTGCCCGGCGGCCGCGCCGGACCACAGCACGAACTCGCCGGGCAGCCACGTCCAGATGATGCCCGACCCGATGATCGCCTGCAGCGGGGCACGCCGCATGAAGTTCGCCGGGACGGTCGGCTGCAAGGTCGTGTACAGGCTGACCAGCTGGGTGTGGCCTGCCACGTCGAAGCCGCCCGTTGGCAGCACCGTCACGCTGGCGCTGATGCCGCCGGTGCCGGTCGCGGCCGGGTACCCGATGCCGATCTCGCAGGCCACGCCGGTGGTGTTGAAGATGCCGATCTCGCGGATTTCCGGCGGCCGGTTAGCGGAGGCGATCCCGCCGGGAACGATGCTGAACAAGGTCCCGGCGGCGGCACCGCTCGTCTTGACCGTTGCCGCCTCGTAGATGTGGTCAGCCATTATCCCCGCCTCACGTCAGCGAAATTTGTATTCCGGCAGCCGCGCCCGAGCCGCCCACTACCTGGAACGTGTTGCCTGACGCCACATTCACCGGCTGGCCGTTGAACGGACCGAACCACGCCCGCGTCCCGCCGTTGGCCGTCAGGTCGAAGCTGACCACCGCCGTCGGCGACCCGGACGAGACGAACGAGAAAGTGGCACCCGGCACGCCCACCGCGCTGCCCGCCGAGCTCACCGTCGAAGACGTGGTCAGCACCCAGCCGCCCGCCGTGTAACCGGACGTCTGCGTGCCGATGTCCGTCCCCGCCGCGCTCGGCGTGCTCAGCGTCGAGTTGAGGCGGATCTTCATCGCCGTCGACCCCACCGGCGTGCCGAGCGCCGTCCCCGGGGCACTCGTCGTCCCCGTCGGCGTCAGCGCGTTCAGGATGAGGGACACAAGGGTCTGGTCGATCGCTGCCATCTACTGCTCCTGCCCGGCGCCGAGCAGCGGCACCTGGTTCCCGTCGACTCCGAACAGCTGCCCGAAGATGAATTCCGCCGTGATGATCGTCTTGCCGCCCGCGTCGACCACGTGGCCGTCCGGGTCAAGCACCCGCCAGCCCTGGTCCGGCTCCCACTCGGGGATCACGAGCTCCGCAGTGCCGAGCAGGTGCACGGGACCTCCCAGGCCGTCATCGTCGTTTTCATGCGACCGGCGTCACTCCGGCCGCGTCCCACGCCGCCCGCACGCCGTCCGGCCACGACCAGCCCGCGGGCTTGCGGGCCTTCGCGAACACGCCCGGCGACTGAGGGTCCGGATCCGGCTTGCACTGCAGCACATCCAGGCCCGCAGCCACCAGGATCGTCCCCATCGCCTCGACGGAGTACCGCCAGTGATCCTCCGGGTAGCCGTGCAGCGGGAACCCCTGCGACCGGGTAGTCAGCACCAGCACGCCGCCCTCGGCCAGGACGATGATCATGCCGCGCATCGCCGCCTGCCAGTCCTTCGCGTGCTCCAGCATCTCCGTGGAGACCACCACGCCGAATCCGCCGCCGCCCCCCATCTGGGCGAACCGCGACGGCAGCTCCTCAGCCGTGAGCACCATGTCCACGCCCGCCCCGGGGCGCATGTCGGTCGCGGTGTAGGAGTACGGCCCGAGGCTCTCCACGTGCCCGCGCACCGAGCCGTTGACGTTCATCGACCCCGCCTCGAGCACGCTGCGGCCGGCCACGTCGTCAGCGGTCAGCGCCGAGCAGGCGAACCGGTACGCCGAGGGATGCACGGCAGTCACCCTTCCCCGTGCGCGGCCAGCCGCGCCTTGAACAGCGCCTGGTCGGCGTCCACATGCTGGCGGCCCAGCGCGTACGTGTCATCGTCGGGGGCCATGCCCCACAGCGGGTGCAGGTGCTCCACCTTCGCGTGACCGGCCATCGCCCACGCGCCGCGCTGCTTCGCCGCGGTCACCAGCTCGTCATCCACGAACCAGTGGCGGTACCCCTCGTGCGCGACGGTCTTCGGGCCGTCCCACGACGCGCCCTGCTCGTCGATGTAGGAGCGGCGCACCAGCAGGTGCGCGGACCATTCGCCGGAGGTGACACGCGGGTTGTGCAGGTCGTTGGTGCCGATGACGCTGGCGCCGTCGCGGGCGGCGTGCTGCGCCTGGTCCAGCCACCCGGGGTGGAACCTCACGTCATCACCCACGAGGAACAGCCACGGCTCGGCGGTGCCCTGGTAGCCGCGGTTGACCTTCTCCGCGAACGTCCCCGGCGTCGGCCCGTACCTGAGCAGGACCAGCGCCCCGGCATTGGCCCACGCGGTCACGGTTTCCTCGTCGTCCTCGTCGGCGACCGCGTACACGGTGGCGAGGTCGGCGCCGGACGCCTTCAGCGACTCCATGAACGGTGCCGCGTTCCCCGGCCGGCCCAGCACCGGGACGATCACCGCCGTTTCCTCCGCCGCTGCGGGCACCTCCGGGACTATCTTCGACAGGGCAACCTGCCCGAAATAGTCATCCTCGGCCAGCCACAGCACCTTCTGGTGCGACGTTTTCACCCCGGTGTGCACGTGCACGGGGATGTTCAGCGCCCCGGCCCGCAGGCACATCGACAGGTCCTCCGAAACCAGCTGGCCCGTCGTCGTGTTCGGGATCCGGTCATACCAGTGCTGCCCGTACTCGCCCTCGATCCGCTCGAACACCGACCGGTGGACCAGCACGCACGCCGTCCCCGTCCCGGCGACCCGGATGAGGGTGTCCGGCGGGTAGTCCCAGCGGATCGCGAACCCCATCTGGCCCGTGTCCTCCAGGACCCGCCAGTCGAACACGGTCGGGGAGGCGAGGCACCGCCAGCCGCCCATCCCGTCGGATTTCTCTTCCCGCTGCGTGAAGCACAGGCCGCCGACCACGGGCCGTTCCACCGGGTCCGCCGCCTCCAGGAGGCGGTCTACCGTGTCCGGCGCGAACCCCATGTCGGTGTCGATCCAGAACAGCCATTCGGCCTGGTGCTCGTCGAGGAACGCCTTGACGACCTTGTTCCGGGCGTCGGGCAGCCCGTCGGTGCCGGATTTCCACGCCACGTAGCCGCCGCGCATGACCCGCTGCTGATTCGCGATGTCGTGGCCGATCAGCTCGATCATGCAGTGATGGAAGGATGCGGCGACGTCCCGCTGGTGGACGTAGGCGACGGTCACCGCCCCGTCACGGGCGCCCGGGTCAGGCATGCGACACCCGCTTGTGATCGTCGAGCCTGGCCGCGAGCACGATCGCGAAACAGGCAGGACACTCAACCGCGGCCGGCGGATCCGGCGGCAGTTCAGGCAGCTGGAGATACAGCGGCGCGCGGATATCAGCCATCGCCGCCCTGCTTCCCGAATCCGAACGCGCGGGCGGCAGCGGGAGCACGGTGCGACGGCTGCCATGCCTGCTGGGTGCTGGCGGCGGTGCAGTTGATCTCCTGCCGGCCCGGGGCGGCATCTGGCGGCGCAGGCGGCGGGGCGTCCAGCTTGCGGTACTCGGCCGCGACCGCGTGAATCGCCGCCGCGACCAGCGCGGCGGGACTGGGCAGCGTCATGCGCCTGCCCCGCGCCGCGTGTTCCGCTTCTCGCCCGGCGCGGCGGTCGCCTGCTCAAGCGGCGGGTCGGCCATCTCCGGCGGCGGCGTGCTGTACGACATGCCGTACCGGGCATCCGGGCTGAACACGGCCGGGTTCGCCTGCACTACCGGGTCATCCGCCGGCCAGTGCTGGCCGCCGTGGACCGTGTGACGGGCCCCGTCCGGGGTTTCGATCTGCGCGGAGTACTTCGCGTACACGACATCCATCAGTTTTCTCCCGGATAGTTTTATAACGATTTCGACTGTCCGCTGGTGTATGCAGATGTAGTTCGTCAAGCTCCAGCGAACGCCAGCAAGTACATCTGCATGCATCTCGTAACAGCGGCGAACAGTGCCGCACCGGCGGCCCTGGCTAGCGCCGTTATCTTCGGCGGTCACACTCCCGGATATGACCCAGATGACATTGCTGCCCGACCTGCCAGCCGTCGCCCAGCCGGCCGTCTACTTCATGACCGACGGCGTGCGCGTCAAGATCGGCTACACCGAACGGCAGCCACGGAGACGCGGCGGCGAGCTGAAGACCGAAGTTATCTACTTCATGCCCGGCGATGAGGTCACCGAGCGCCGCGAGCACCGCCGCTGGGAATCGTCCCGCATCGGCGCCACGGAATGGTTCGAGGCCACCCAGTCACTGCTCGTATGGCTCGCGATCCGGGTAGACCGCAGCGACGGCCGCGCCATCCAGGCACTGGAATGGCTGGCGAGCAACCTGGAACACCGCCGCGCCGCCTGATGGTGGCAGCCCCGCCTCCGGGAGGGAACGGGGCCGCCAGTCTCTACTTGACGCCGAGCTCCGCCAGCCGCGCGGTCAGCGCCTTCACCGCGCCCTCGTCGCCGTTGCTTTCGGCGATCAGCCGTTCGGCGAGCAGCTGGTGCACCAGCGGGTAACCGGACTCGCCGGCCGGGGCCAGCGCCGGCGCCGGGACGTTCAGGATCTCGTCCACCTTCGCCTGCTCGGCGGTCTTCTTCTCGGCCATGACACTCCCTAGATGGTCGATGTCTCGCGGTACCGCTCGATGTACTCGGCCGCCGCCCGGAGCCGTGCCGGATCGTCGCCGAACATGCCCAGTCCGACATTGCACGGCCGGCACAGGAAACCCCGGACGCACTTGCCGCACGAACGCTGGCCGGGGCAGCACAGGTGATCATGGTCGATGTCAAGCCGCTGATCCGTGCCGCACAGCCCGCAGATTTCAGCCATACCGTGATCCGGCGTCAGGCCCTTGGTCTTCCAGCGGGCGTCCCTGGCCGTGAAGATCCGGCGGCAGTCGTCGCCGCAGAACCGCTTCCTGCCGCTCTTGTAGGGCACCGTGGCACCGCATTGCATGCACACCTTCGGCGCGGGCTGATACTCGCTGTCCCGCCGCCGGCGGAGCAATGCTGTGCGCTTGCAGGCTGGCGAGCAGTACCGCCTGTTCGGGTGCGCTGCCGTAAATGGTGAGCCGCACTCAGCGCACTGCTGCGGCACCCGGGACGCGAGTTCCCGCCCGCTTACCGCGTGCGCTATCTCGCGATGGTAGGCCCGGCGGCACTCATCATGCCCGCAATGGACCCGGCCCCGCCGACGGTCCTGCTCAGTGAACGGCGCGCCGCAGAACCGGCACGCAGCCTCGCCGCGCAGTGGCGGCTTCGGGCGCCGGCTGATACCTGCCGTGACCTTGCAGGGACGGCTGCAATACCGCTGATCCCTGCGGCGGGGACGGAACTGCTCACCGCAGTGAGCACAGGCGATGACCGGCGGCCCGGCGAGATCGCCGAGTTTGGCCAAGCGCTGATAATGCTTGCCGCACAGGGCATTCATCGATCGAGCAAGTAGTGTCACCCATGTCAGGGCACCTCCGTGAAAGGTGTTCTGGCTGATGCCGGGGAGGGACATCTCCCCGGCATCCCTAATCTAACAGGTCACGTCGCGCCCTGCACAAGCAACCTAAACGAGCCTGCGTCGGCGACGTCAGAACCGATTCTCGAATAAGCGAACCAGCCCCTTTGACCTGTTGGAACAGCGGGCCCTGTGCCAGCAGTTACCTGCTGAAACAGCTGAGGCACAAGTTCAACAGACATCCCGCCGTTGCGGGCGATGACCATGTTGTTGAAGTTCCCGACGATGCAGGCGCCCTCCGCCGTGGTCGTCCACGTGGTGGTGTCCGGCATGTACGGCGACTCGTAGACGCCCTTGCCGAACAGGGAGTCGGTCCAGTTCTCCGGCAGGTTGATCGTGTACGCGTGGTACACGTTCGCCGTGCCGATCTGCCGGATCGCGTTGTTCACGCCCACGCTCATCAGCCACGACGCGTTGCGGCGGTGCTTCTGCGGGAGCGCCTTCCACACCTTGTACGGGTCGGGGGCGCCGATCGACCCGGCGGTGGTGACGAACACCCGGTCACCGGACGTCGCCGAGATCGCCGTCAGGATCCCCTTCGGCTCGCCCGTCCCCGACCCGGTGGTGAACTTCTGCACCAGCAGCTCGTCGTATCCCTGCGCCAGCAGCGTGGACATCTCCGACGCGAACGACGGGTAGTCCATCCCGACTTCAATCGAGTAGGGGATGAAGCCGCGGGCCATGTGCACCAGCACGGACGGCTGCGCCAGCGTCGGGCTGTTGTCCGTCGCTGCCGCCGCCTCGGTCTGGAACGCCCACGTGACACCGGCGGAGGAGACGCCCTTCCACTGGTTGGTGTTCACCGTCACCTGCCTGGCGATCTGCAGGAACGGGTTCCCCGATTCTTGCGCTGTCAAAATAATGCTCGGGTCGATGAACACGGGAATCCCGAACCCACCCGCTGTAGTCGTCCAGTCGCCCATGGCGCGGAACTCGTACCACGCCTGGATCGCCCGGTTCTCCTCCGCGGACAGCACCGGGTGCGGGTCGGTGACCATCTTCATCCACGCCGACCGGTAGTCCTCGTTCTCGGTGACGAGGATCCGGCGGGCGGTCACCGTGTCGCGGCGGAGCATCTTGTCGACCTGCGTCTTCTGCGCGTCGGACAGTTCGGACGCGTCGCGGGAGTCCAGGACGCGCAGCGCCCGGTCGCGGGCCTCGGTGTTCGTCAGCCGGCGGGTGTCGCCGGCCGGGTCGTCAAGGCCGTAGCGGATGTTCGCGTACGCCTGCTGCACCTTGTCGGGGCGGCGGGTGAACACGTCGGCGATCTTGCGGTGCTCCTCGAGCTTCCGCAGGATCTCCTCCCGCATCTGCATGCCGAAGTCGAACGCGGCCTGCTCGCCGTCGTCGAGGTCGCGGAGTTCCCCGTCGTCGCCCTGGTGCAGCGACTTGAGGTGCGCGTCGAGCACCTCGAAGATCTTCCGCAGTTCATCGGGGGTGCGCCCCCGCAGGTCGTCCATGCTGCCCGGGAGGAACTCGTCCCGGGTCTCGGTGCCGTTGTCAGCCATTAGGGCTGCCTCCTGATTCGCCAGATGCGGTCCCGCAGGACCGCGCGCTGCTGGGCAATTGACGGCCCGCCTTTTCCTGGCTGCACGTCTTCGACACCGGCGGGCGCGCGCCGCGCGTTGCCCCGCCCGGTGAAGTCTTCGAATGAAAGGCCGGCGGCCCGCACCGCGTCCGCGAACGCGGGAGGGTCCACGCCGGCGAGGCGGCCGTAAAACTCGTCGGTCGCCGACCGGACCCCGGAGGTCGCGCCCGGGTTCGCCGGGAACGTCACCGGCCCGAACTCGGGCACCTTCATCCGGGTGATCGTCCGCTCCGGCAGCCCGTCCGGGTTCGCGTCCGACGGGCCCGGCTCGTCGTCCCACGAGTCGGCCAGCACCCGCATCCGCATCGACGCCCCGTACACGCCGGCCTTCAGGCCCGGCAGCAGGTCACGGTTGTAGGACGTGTCGAACAGCGGCACCTCGTAATGCGGCCCGTCGGACCTCTCGTCCAGGACGGCGATCGGGCCGAGAACCTTGTTGCCGATCTGGGCGTCCATCCCGTGGTCGAACAGCACCCGCATCCCGTCCCGGTCAGCGCGGATCGTGTCGGCGGTCGCGCCGGGCAGCACCCGTTCCATGAAGTTGCCCTCGAACCGGGACGACACCGGGTACCAGCGGCCGAACTCGGAGAACCGGCCAGTGAGCGTCCCCAGCGACCCGCCGTCGCCGGGCTGCAGCTCGATGCCCTCACCGGAGCGCACCACGTCCAGGTCCGGGACGAAATGCGCCGCGTTGGACTGGCTGGCGGTGGTGATGCCGAACTTCTTACAGGCCGCCATGATGCGGCTTTTGACCTCGGAGAGTGTGACGCCGTTCAGCGGGTACTTCGCCGCGTTCTTCGGCATGTTGATGTACGACCAGGCCGCTTTCGCTTGAGCTTTCGTGGAAACGGGATACTTGCCATTTTTGGGGTCGGCATAGGCCACATCGCCGTAAGGCTTCGGGGAATCAGCCACTTTCACGCCCTGCCTTCCGTGTTAATGTAGGTCCATGCCAAAAGGTCAAGCCGGGACCGCCAAACCCGTTCCATCGGGTACGGCCTACGGTCCGTGGGTCGTCGTGCGAGAGGTCGAACGCCAGAAGAACAACCGGCGTTTCGAGTGCAGGTGCGCAGGATGCGGCACCATAGCCATCAAGTGGATGGCCAACCTCATGCAAGGCAAAACGGCCTGCCTGACCTGCACTCCATGGAGCCAGATCAACCGCGCAGGGCGAGATGCGATCATCGCCGCCCGGCAGGCGCGTTCGCAGGAGTCAGGCACCGGGCGCATCTGCCTCACCTGCGGCGAGTGGAGGCCCTGGAGTCAGTTCACCGCCGACCCCCGCCGGACGCGGGGTAAGACCTCTAATTGCATGAGCTGCGGCCATTGGCGGACGGTCAAGAGCCTCTACGGGATCACCCGCGAGGAGTGGGCCTGGCTTCTCGCCAGCCAGGACAACCGGTGCAAACTCTGCGGCGAACTTGATACCGTCCGGCTCAACATCGACCATGACCACGCCTGCCATCCGCCCGGCCGTGCCTGCAAGAAGTGCATCCGGGGGATGCTCTGCCGGGTCTGCAACCGGATGCTCGGCCACGTCGAGGCAAAGCCAGCGCTCGCCGGCCGGTTCAGCGACTACCTGGAGCGCCGCCCGTTTCAGGAGGCCGCCGGTACCGGCGGCTTAGCCGGGGGCTTGCCGTTCTGCGGTGCGAGAGGCGGCGACGGCACGCCCGCCCCGGTCGGCTGGCTGGGACTCTCCGCGCCGGGCTCGGGCTTGCGCGGGCTCTCCGCGCCCGGCTCCCACAGCTGCACCGACACGAGGCCGGTGTGCTTCAGCAGCGAGATGTCCTGCGCGCGGACCGCCGCGACAGCCGACTCCGGGGTGAACCCGTCCTTCACGTAGCCGCTGATCGTCGCCTGCTTCACCTGCTCGATGTCCGCCGCGTCCTTCGCGTCTTCCCTTAGGATCGGCATGTCCGCCGTGTCGAACCACAGCTCCGCGTCCGGGGGGACATTCACGATCGGCGACAGCGACGACGCCACGTCCTGCAGCGCCGGGTACACCCACGTGTCGGAGAAGATCCGCCGCGTCATCGCCAGGTTCCCCGCGTTCAGCGACGAGCCCGTCAGGCCCTTGCTGATCCCCAGCAGCGCCGCCGGCACCCGCGACAGGATCGCGATCCGCGTCTCCGTCGCGCCCTGCAGGTTATCCAGGTCAAGATCACGCAGGTTCGACCCGACCACGGTGGCGTCCGCGCCCGCAGTCAGGTACAGCGTCCGGTACGCGTTCGCCACCCCGGCGTGCCGCGACTCCATCTCGTCGACCAGTTCCTCGAACTGGGTCCGGGACACCGCCGGAACGCCCTTAATCACCAGGTTCGGCGTAGCGCCCTGCTCGAAAAACCGCAGCTTGTGCTCAGTGCCGATCCGGTCCAGCTGCATCTCCCGGATCGCCGGCGTCAGCCAGCTCATCCCCAGGCCGCCCATTTCCGGGTCCGGCAGCGGCGACCAGTGCGCCACGTCCGACGGCAGCAGGAAATGCGGGTCCTCAGTGCCCCGGTTCCGGTACACGTAGCCCAGCAGCACCGCGTCCAGCGCACCCGACGCCCAGTCCGGCTCCGTGTCCGACCCGTACAGGATCGCCGTCCAGTCCGGCCGCAGCACCCGCAGCCGCCCCGGCTGCCGGTACACGTACGCGTTCCCCGCCAGCCCCGCGTCCCACTCCATCCGCGACAGCAGGTCACCCGTCGTCCCGTTCGGCCACGGCACGTCCAGCAGCGCCAGGTCCCGGTTGCGGAACACCCGCCGCGGCGCCGCGTCCGGGTGGAACTGCTGCCGTCCCGGCGCCAGGTACGGCCGGTTACGGAACGTGAAACGGGCCTGCGACAGCACCAGCGACCGCACCATCTGCGCGGCGAACGCAGGCGGGCACGCCTGCAGCGCCATCCGGTACCCAGGAATCGAGTTGGCGATCTCGACAACCCGGTTCGCGCCGATCGTCTGCGGCAGCCCGGCACCGAACGGGTACGTCACGTTCCCGTACGCGAACGTCCCCGCCGACGGGATCAGGTACTGGCTGATCCACTCATCGACGCTGAACCGGGACTCATCCCCGCCGCGGGGCGCCTCGTTAACGCGCTGGAGCAGGCCCACTGCGAGCCGCTCCCGCCTGCCAGCCGACCTTCACGGCGACCGCGCACCACGCCAGGCCCAGGAAGAACCGGCCCGCCAGCCACCCGGTTCCGAAGAACACCGCGGCGATCACGGTCAGCAGCACCCGGCCGAACCGCACCTGACGCGCCTGCGCGCCGATATCGTCCAGCGGCACCCGGTCGAGCAGGCTCGCTGCCATCAGAAGCTCACCTCCAGGATCCGAAGAAGGCACCGGGGTTCACCCCGTGCGTCATGAAACCGTGCCGGGCCAGGGTGATCGCCTCCAGCGGGATGGTGTTAGCCGTAGCGCCCCGCCACGACCACGCCCACGCATCGGCCAGCGGCCGGGTCCGGGCACCCTTCACGGCGTCATCCGCCGGTTCCTGCCCCAGATGCCGCCACCGGTCATTCGCCACGTCGTCGGCCAGCGCCCCGCACGCCTGCGCGTACTCCCGGGCACCCGTCAGCTGCAAGCGCCGCTTCCCCGGCGGCGGGTCCTTCCCCGGCGGCGTCACCGCGAACCCGCGCTCGAGAAGCTCCTTCTCGAACGCGCCCGCCGCACCCGCCGGGTTGATCACCAGCACGCACGGATCCCACGCATCCGCCAGCTCCGCTATGCGGTCCACCAGCCCCGCCGTTCCCTGCCGGACCGGCTCCGTCAGCTCACCGTGCCCCAGCCCGTCAGCCCGGCGGCCGGCCACCGAAATCGCCGCCGTACCCGCCCACGGCGACTCATCCGGCGCCACAGCGAACGCCAGCGCCACCGGGCCGCTCAGCTGCGACCCCAGGTCACGGCACGCCGCCCACCTGGCCGGATCGATCCGCACGGCCGCCTGCCCCGACCGGTCCGGGATGTTCCCGTACGCCCGCGCGAACTCGGCTGCCTCCATCGAGGCCCGCTCACTGCGGATCGCGTCCATCGTCACCGTGTGCCGCCACTTCCCGCGCCCGCACCGGCACGGCGGCGCCGGGCACAGCGCCGGCATGAACCCGAAATACGACTCCTCATCCAGCGGATCCCAGCCGTCCGGCGCCGAATACTCGAAATAGGCGATGCCGCGGCCGGAATCCTCCTGAACCGCGGCACGCCCCTGCTCGATCTTCCGGTTCAGCACCACCGACGCGTCATTCCCGGCCGTCGAGCACACCAGCAGCTGCGCGTCCGCGATCGTCAGCATCGCCGGGCGCAGGCCCTGCTCACGCCGGTTATCCCCGTCATGCCAGATCTCGTCGAGAACCGCCTGATGCAGCGTCTTGGAATGCCCCGACGACGACGACGTAGACAGCAGCCGGATCAGCGACCCGTTCGTGAACCGGATGTACTCGTTCCCCATCCCCTCGTAAATCCGGTCCGTCAGCCCCGCGCCCGGCTTCAGCTTCCGCGACCGGCGGATCAGCGGGAACAGCTCATCCAGCCACTTGTCCCGCGCGTCCTTCCCCGACTGCGCGGTGAACGCTGACCGCTGCGGCTGCGCCCACCGCGGCGACAGGCACCGGCTGACCTGCCACGACAGGAACAGCGTCGTCTTCCCCTGCTGCCGCGGCACCGTGATGATCACCTCGCGGTACGCCGGCAGGCCCGTCTCGCCGTCGATCTCGCATCCGGCCATCGCCGCATCCAGCTGCCACGGCATGAACGGCTGCCCCAGCGCCGCGGCGATCGAAACCAGGTCACCGCCGAACGACTCCCGCTCAGGGCGGCGGCGCGTCGCCCATTTCGGCGAACAGGCTGGCAAGAGCCGCGTCTGCAGAGCCGTCATCGCCATCCGCTGTCAGCTCCCTCAGCGCCTCCCGGTACTGGCGCCACAGCGCCGCGTTCGACGGGTCCTCGTCCAGCGCGAACGCCATCGACCGGAGCGCCTGGACGGCTGCCGCGTCGATCTTCTCGATGCGGCCGAGGCGGCGCAGCTCCTTCAGCGTCTGCTCGAGCTGCCCGTGGTTCGTCGTCCTCGTCACCTTGAGTCACGGGCCTCTCGTCGGGCCGCCAATCCCCGCTGCGCACGTTTGCGCAGGTCAGGAAAGTTTGGCGCTGTAAGTAAATCGCGTCCTGGCTGCGGCGTCGTGGCAGGCCATGGTCCCGTCGCTACCCCTCCCCCCCACTACGTTGCGTGTTCGCGGGGATGGCAGCCGCGGCCGGGGTGGTGAGACGTCACCACTGCCGCGACGTGCGCAGCTGCGCTGGCGCCGTGCTCGCTGTCGCGCTGACTGCCTGCGTCGCGATGCCGCGCATCTGGTTACCGCCTTGCTTGGTGCGGATGGCTGCCTGCTGCCGTGCCGTCAGCCCTCCGCGTGCCCGGTTGATGGCTGCGGTGATCGCCTGCCCTGCGCGCCTGTTGCATGACCGGTGGCTCAGCCGCTTGACTTGCGGGCCGCCGTAGACACGGCCGGGGAAGTCGTCCACGTCGATAGCGCTGACGCGCCTGCCGTCCTTCTGGATGATCCACCGGTGCAGCATCGGCAGGCCGCAGCGGGCGCACGGATCGCCTGGCTTCCACGCGGCGAACAGCTGCCGTCCGATGCGCTGGTGCGGTGAGCCCAGGCCGCGTTCGGTGGTCGTGCCCTGCCAGCGCGCCACGGTCAGGCGCCAGGCGTGTAGCCGCGTCCGTCGCCGGTGAGCCGCTGTCGCCATGACGTCCAGGTGACGCGGCATTCCAGGCAGCGGAGTTCATGCCACGCAGCTTTGCAGCGCAGCCTGATGGAGACGCGGTTAGCCATGGCTGGTTCAGGCGGCTGGCGGTGCGGCGAGCGCGCCCAGGTCGGCGACGGCCTTGTCGAGGCCGGTCAGGTCGAGCGCCGGGTTGGCGCTCTTGAGCGCGGCGATCTCCGCGGCGAGCGCGGCGATGGCGGTTTCGATGGCCGCGGCGTCGGCGGTGATGTCATCCTGCTGGCTGGTCATGTGGTCCACCTTCGCGTCGAGTGTGTGTACGGTGCGCTGAATATCCAAGATTGCCGCGAAGGGGTTCCAGCTCATGAGCTAGCTTTCCTCCCGGCGCTTCGCCTTGCGGCTGTACTCCCTGGCACGCCGGGCAGTGCATGCCCGGCAATGCCGGATCCCATGCCACATGTACGTGTTCGCGGACGTGAACTCGTGACCATGGATGCAATGCGTCTGACTGGCCTGTGGATGACGACCGTGCCGCACCTTGTCGTATTCGTTTTCTGAGGGCGTCCCGTACGCCAGGTTCTGCTGCCGGTTGTTCTCCGGGTTGCCGTCAAGGTGGCGGACGTCATAACCATCCGGGCATGGACCGTGAAACGCGAGCGCGACAAGGCGGTGGACCTTGCGAGTGGTCCTGATCTTGTCGCTCCTGAGAATGACCTGGAGATATCCGTCAGGGCGCTTGAACTGCCTGAGGAGCCGGCCGCGCAGGCCGCGGATCTGTCCGGCGTCTGAGATCTGGTAGCGGTCCCATCCTGGGATGGGCAGCCATACGGGGGTAGCCTCAGCCACGTGAGCCTCCTATACAGGCTTGCCGTGCCCGGGGCCGTGTCAGCGGTCGCCGGGCTTTCTTTCGATCTTATGCGCCGTGGCCGCGCAGCAGGCCGACGAGGTAAGCGAGCGCGATGATGCCGACCAGCACGATCAGGATCCACGCCTGCAGGGTCGTCATTGTGCCTCCAGTGCCGGGTACGCGTGAGACCCCATCCCGTTTCAGGGCATGAGGTCTCGCGCCCATTATGCACGGTCATTGGCGAGAAAGGGAACGAGGGCCGCATGAAGTTCGAGGAGCCGCGCCGCGTCGTAGACGGGCCATGGCCGGCCGCGCTTGCCGGTGTGCCTGTTCCCGGCGGGTTTCCACCCGAGCGCGGAGACGATCTGCCGTAGCTGCTGCTCGGTGACGGGCGGGTTGAGCACGGCGGCGGCTTCGCTCAGGGTGAGGGTGACCGCCGTTTCCATGGCACCTATGGTGCACGATGCGGCTCATGGTTCGCGCGTTCACCAGTTCAATCCGAATAGCGGCTCTATGCCGTCGGGTACGGGCGGCGGCTTGGGCACGCACATGGCCTTGGCGCGCTCGGCGGGGTCGGTGACGCGCCAGCGGGCGAGGCGGCAGTAGTCGGCGGAGCGGTCGACGCTGATGCCGGTGCGGCCGTGCATGGCGGCGACGAGGGCTGTCGTGCCGGTGCCGCCGAACGGGTCGAGGACGACGGCGGGGCGCGTCGGAGGGGCCATTTCCACGTCGCTGCCGTAGGCGGTGGTGCAGGCGCAGGCGTAGCCGGTGATGGTGGCCTCGAAGCTGCGCGGTATGACGTCCATCTCGTCTCTGCGCGGGACGCCGCGGCTTGCTGCCGTGTACCGCGTCAGTGATGAGCGCGGCTGTGTGGCGCGCTGCGCGCTGGTCATCTGCTTGTCCACGACCGGCCGCCGTCCCTCGCCGCAGGCGGTGCAGATGCCGGGCGGTGACCAGCCGAGGATGACGCGGCGCGGCAGTTCCATGGGGAACGCGGCGAAGTGGTCGATGCCGAGGCTGGCGGGGACGGTGAGCGGCTGCGACGGGATCTCCCAGACGCTGCCGGGCAGCTTGCCGAGGTGGTTGGGTTCCTTGCCGTCGCGCCATGCAGCCATGCCGCCGTCGCCGCGGTCGGGGTTCACGGAGGTCGTCGCTCGCCGCCAGCGCGGGTCACCGATGCTGGTGTGCGCCTCCCTGATCTCGTCTACCGCCGCGTAATAGCGGGGCTGGCGGACGAGGTGGAACAGGTACTCGTGGCTGGACCGGCAGCGGTCGGTGACGGATTCGGGGAGGCCGTTCGGCTTGGACCAGATGATGTCGCGGCGCAGGATCAGGCCGAGGTCGTCCATGCAGCCGAGGGCGTACCGCCACGGCAGGCCGAGCAGGGACTTCGTGCGCGTGCCCTGGTTGTCTTTCCGTCCGAGGCTGACGGTGGGGCCGCGCAGCACGGGACCGGACTTGAAGTTGTCGATTGCCCGCCTGTTCCCGTTGCCGTTACGGGAGCGTTCCTCGTTCTGCGCGTACTTGTCGCCGAGGTTCACGAACAGCGACCCGGACGGCTTGAGAACGCGAATCCATTCCTTTGTGCAGGCCAGCAGCGCGTCAAGGTATTCCCGCGGGGTGGCTTCGCTGCCGAGCTGTCCCTGGTAGTGCTCGCCGCCATCGGCATACGACCGCAGAGCCCAGTACGGCGGGCTGGTGATCAGAAGATCAACCGACTCGTCAGGCAGCGGCAGGTGCGCCGCGTCACCCTGGAGCACCATGGCAGCGGTCACGGTGCCACCAGCCCGTCTGCCCACCTGATCAGCGGGTCGCCGGTGAGCTGTGACACGTCGAGCTGCCCGACGGGCGGCCGTCCGTCGCCGTCGGTGCAGGCACCCGCGCCTCTCAGGCATGCCACGCGCCCTGACCGGGCCTGCACGTAGAGCATCCGAAATTCACAGTACGGGCACGCCGCCGGCACCCGCCGCCACGGTTCAGCCTCATCCACGGCGGGCAGTTCATGGATCGGGCGTGTCCAGCGGGCGAGGAACCGAGCGCCAGCGTAGGCGGAGTCTTCGTCAACGGCGCGGCCGAGGTTCCCGATTGCCTTCAGCGCCGCCATGGTGTTGGCGTCTGAACCGCCGCGTCTCGGCCCCGTACGGCCGGTGACCTCGCGGCGCAGCGATGCTTCCAGGCGGCGGATGCCCTCGTGAGCGTCAAGGAGGGCTGCGGCGACGGCTGCGTTCCATGGCGGGGCGCTGCCGGGCTGTCCGCTGCCTGTCGTGCCGTCTTCGTCTTCGTCGGCGATGAGGGCGGCAGCGACGGGCAGCCAGCGGGCCAGGGCAGCGCAGGACGCGGCGAGGCTGTCAGTCACGGCAAACCCGGCTTGATCGCCTCGATCGCGGCGACATCATCGACGATGGCGAGGGTCACACCCGGCGCGCCGGCAGCCCAGCGTTCGCGGACCTCGTGTGCCGTCCGGGCGTCCAGCGGGCGGCTGAACGCGATGACGATGGTGTCGCCGTCGGCGGCCTTGACGGCGGCTAGGACGCCGTACGCGTCGAGGGCGGCCTGCGCGGCGGCTCTCCAGGGGGTGCGCTCCGCTTCGTTGAGTTCCGGCCAGGGAACAGGCGTGCCGACGTCCTCCCAGTACGCCTCGTACACGGCCTGCCCGGGTGTCTGCTCGCTCACGATGCCGCCTCAGCGTCAGCGCCGTCCTCAGCGGGCTCCGCAGCAGCCTTCTTGGCGTGCCTCCTCCGCTCGGCGCGTCCGGTGACCGCTGTCGGCTCGATCACGGGCCCGGGTACGTCGACGCCGAGCCCCGCGAGGAGCTCGCGCGCCTCCGGCGGCAGGTCGGGCGGGGAGACGTCGGCGGTGCGGATGCCGAGGATGCGCTCGCTGCGGGGCGCTCCGGGCAGCGCGTTGACGATGGCGGCGGCGCGGCGGGGGGTGGCCTCGTCGCCGGTGTGCGCGCGGTCCCACAGGAACCGCAGCGCGCGGTCCACCTGCACGGGCCTGTTCCTGGTGACGGCGCGGCCGGGGTTACGGCGGCGGTCCCCGGCGGCGGCGGCGAGCCAGTCGTTCGGCCCGTCGATGGTGATGACGGCTGCGGCCGGTTCCGGGGCGGTCGCGCCCGGTTCCGGCACGGCGTCGCCCTTGACGGTCGTGTCCATGTCAGCGGCCCTCGTCCGTGCCGGCCGCCAGGGCCTGCCAGCGGGCGATTGCCAGCTCGCTGTTCTGGTCGACCGGCTCAACATGCCCGGCGGCCTCGGCCAGGGCGTCCCGCAGCCGCATGATCTCGGCAGCGTTGTCGTAGTCCTGCGCTGTCGGGTCGACGGCTTCGGCGAGCAGCCGTTCCAGTTCGGCGTTGCGCTTGCGCAGCTCGTTCACTTCGGTCAGCAGCTCCGCGGTCCGCTCGTGCGCGGGGGCTGCGCCTGCGGCCGCGGCGGCTTCCATGTCCTCGCGGCGGAGCGCCCCGAAATCCCTGGCCATGGACTCGTCGAGCTGTTCCCACGGGATGTGACGGCTCTCGGTGTCGCGCTGTTCACGGGAGGCGTGCATCGCCTCGTACGCAAGCTGCCCGTCTGTTTTTTCCTCGCTCATGACTACCTCTTTCCGGTGTATTCGAGATGCTTTCCGACTTCCCGGTGTTTCCCGCATTCCGTGTCATCCCACGAATAGACGATGGCTTTGCAGGATGGGCACCGCCTGTGCTGCACGGACTGCTTCAGCGGCGAGGCGTGGCAGGCCGGGCATTTCTTGACGGCGCCGCGTTCCAGGTCAATGGTGACGAGCCTGGTGCGCCGGTCGCATATCCCGCACCATTGCGGTCGTTTATCGGTGACGTCGGCGCAGTAGGGGCAGTCGGATTGCACGTATCCCTCGGCTCCGCAGCCGAAGCATCTAGCGGGCATTTCTGCGCCTCCTTTCTGCTGCCAAATCCTGAATTCGCCAACTTCGCTACTACGGAACTGTTAAAGCAAAGAGTTTTTATCTCAGCAGGAGAACAGGTGCTTGCACCGTTCGTGCGCCGTATCTTCAGGGCGAGCGGAGCGAGCCCCTAACCTCTACTGAACTAAACTCCCCCGCGCGTAGCGCGCGGCACGCGCGCGAGGGGCGGAGCGGGTCCGGAGCTGTTCGGGTATTCCTCCGGAGTTATTCCGGAGACTCTCCGGAATCTGTCCCGACCATCTCCGCGTTGCCGCAGGTAGTTGGCGTGCTCTTGTTGCTCGTGTGACGGGCAGGGCGGTAGCTTGCTCGGTGTCCTGTGGCTGATCTTCTGGTGCTCATCCCACGACGGGCTGTGAATTAGCCGCACGCCGGCGATCTCGTAGCGGCAGATGAGGTCTTCGGCGGCAATCGCGTCGAGGTCTGCGGCCACCTGGCGCTCGCTGTGGGCCCTCCGGCGGGGCCAGACGGCGGCCTTGACGAGCGCCGCGTCGTCCTCGCCGCGCCCGTAGTCATCGAAATAGCACCACAATCCGGCGTATGTGACCATTGCCGGAACGGGCAGCCTGTTGACGGGCGCGGAGGTGAAAAATTCCGGCGACAGCATCCGTTTACGTGCCATTACCGGATCGCCTCCAGTTCGCGCTGAATACGTCCAGATTGCAAATCATCGGGCCGCCACACGTCCCACGAGATTCCAGCACTGCGAAGCATCAGTCCCCACTGCTGCTGCTCATTCGTGAGCCTTCCTGTCGCGGCTTTTAGCTCACGCAGCAGGAATCCGCGTGATCCGCACAGTGCCAGATCCGGCCAGCCCGGTATTGAGCGCCGCGAGGAATAGGCGTGATACCAGGCGACACCGAAGAGGCGGCACATGTCAATGACCGCTCCCTGCAGGTGCGCCTCTTCTTTCACCCTTCGGCCGCCTGGCCGTAGTCCCCGTAGCGCTGCTGGAGGAATGCGCGCCGCTCTGCGGCCAGCTTCGCCCTGACCGTTATTTGCAGGGCCTTCCGCTTCGCCTCAGGCATCCGCTTAAGGGCATCGACTGCCTGCTCGCGCGTGAGGTCCAGGTTGCCGTCGACTGCTGCCGTGAGGATCTCGTGGTCTTCCTCGCGGCCTTCAAAGGACTTCACGAGCCGCCAGGAACTGGCGAGATTGGCGCTCACGTACTCCTCGTAGTCCGCCAGGGTGGCCGAATAGCTCGGGTCATCCTGGCTGATCGGGGGAACGTAGCCGTCGAGCGTGGGCCGCTCCATGCCGATCTTGGCAAGCGTCCGGGCAATCTCGGCCGCCTCCGTCTTGTTGCGCCTGGCGACGTACCGCTTGACACCCTTGTCGATCTCGTTGTCGGCCCAGTCGTCGGCCAGCTTGTCCAGCAGTTCGGGATACGCCGGCACAGCGGCGCGCAGGTCCGCTACGGCGTCGTGCCGGTCAAGCTGCTGCTCGGCGACCTTCTTGGCGAGGTCGTCCCGGATGCCGAGCAGTTCACGGGGAGTGCTCATGCACGTTTCCTCCTGTCACTGAGAGAGATGATGTTGGGGTCCGCCGTGTCCAAAGTTGGTGTCCATTCGTCGCCCCCGTGGGGCGGCCTTTGGACAGGGGTTTTGGACACCAGCGAAGTCACGTTGGCGTGCTCGCGATCCCATCGATTGAGATCGTTGAGGATTGTCTGGGGGCTCTTGACGCTGAGCCGCTCGGCTATCTGCCGCAGCGACAGCCCTTGGGCGCGCAACTCGACGGCGCGGGCCATGCGCCTGTCCGGGTTCACGCGGCCGGGCTTGCGCTTGTACTGCCTAACCACGTCCCGCCGCCTCGCTCTCGCACAGCCAGCACGGGACGAACCCGCGCCAGGTCACCTGATGCTTCGCGCAGCCCTGCGGCGGACCGCCGCCGTATGACCGTCTCGACGGGTCGCGCTGGCCGAACACCAGCGGGTCGCAGCGGTGCGGCGGCAGTTGCTCGGATTTGAGGTACAGGGTCACGGGACGTCACCCGCCGCCTCGGCCTGGCGCTCGGCCTCGGCGTACGCCTTGATGAACCGGTCGCGCCGCTCCGGGGTGTCGAGGATCGCGGGCGAGCCGCTGACGCCGATGAGCACCGCGTGCCTGAGCACGCCGACCTTGATCCAGTCGCCCGCCAGGTCCGTGATGACGTCGATAATCACGGTGTCGCGGATCGCCTCCAGCAGCTCCCCGGGGTCACTCACCGGGCACCGCCTCTCCGGTGTCCAGCAGCCGCCGCAGCACCTTCGCGTCCTCCAGCGGCTTGAGCCGCCAGAGGATGTCCTTCGCTTCCGGCTGGGTCAGCTCGGCGGGCGAGGCGATAGCCGCGATCTTCGCGAGCCTGGCCAGGTCGGCGAGCCACTGCTCCCAGTCCTGCTCGCTGTCGTCGTAGCCGAGCCGCTGCCGCTCCTTGTCGAGCTGCGTCTTCTGGCCGCTGGTCAGCTTCGCCGGAGGCGGCGGGGGCGGTGCGGGGGCCTCGCCCGCGCCCGCCGTGTGGGGGGGCTTAGGCGGTTCGGCCGACGGGGGTGCGGCCTGCGCGGGCGAGGCGTCTGTGGTGGCGAGGTCGCCAGCGGTGATGCGGTCCGGCGCGGCGCCGAACTCGTCGTCCCGCGTCGATTCGCCACGCTGCAGCGAGCGGTAGATGACGGTGAGCTGCGCCAGGTCGGCGGCCGACCACTTGTCCTGCGGCGCGCCGACCTTCTGCACCAGGTGCTCGGTGCGGATGCCCATCTCGGCGAACCGCTTCACGGCCGCCGCGGCGCGCTCGGCGAGCGTCTCGCCATCAGCCTTGTCGGTGGCCAGCGTGGCGTAGCAAGCGCTCTTGGCGTCCTCCACGTACCAGCCGGGCAGGACGGCAAAGATCATCTCCCGCTGGCGGCGCGAGCCCATGTTGGCGTTGTTCTCGTAGATGTCCCGGACGTCGGCGAGGGCCTTGCGGCCGTTCGTCGTGTCGCGGACGTGCGGCACGATGAACGTGGTCGATGCCCGCGCGTTGGTCTGCACATCCCAGGCGAACGCCATCATCTCCGACTCGCCCGCGCCGTCGTCGCGGCGCAGCTCGGCGATGCCGTACTGGATGTTGCCCCAGCAGCGGGCGAGTTCCTTGGCCAGCACGATCGACTCGCCGCTGATCTGGCTGCCGCCGCGCTTGTACCGGTAGAACGCCCGGTCGGCCAGCGACTTCTGGGCGCATGAGCGCTGCATGTCGCGGATGGCGCGGTCGACGTCGCGGGGCATCTGCTGGGCGACGATGACCTGCGCCTGCACTTCGGCGATGGCGCGGGACTGCTCGACGGCGGTCGCCTGGCCGATGCGGGCAGGGGCGCCGTTGGCGCGGAGCCGGTCCAGGGCGCGGGGGGTGTCAGTATCCGTAGACAAGATCGATCTCGCTCTCTATCGCTCGCTCCTGCCACCGGGGCAGTGCGATTTCGCGGATGTCGTCCCCGTAGCCGGGCCACGTGCCTGATGCGGTGCAATCGCGGTAGATCTCGGCGGCGAGCCTGCAGCGCTGGCGCCCTAGCTCGACGTCGCGGTCGCGCAGGCGCACGACGTTGACGAGGTAGGGCTGCTGGGTCTGGACGAAGACGAAGAAGAAGTCGGGGTACGCGCCGGTGATCTGCTCGACGCCTTCCCTGTAGAAGGGGTCCTGCATGTAGTAGCCGTACTTGGCGACCGCCCTGGCGATCTCGTCGTCCGCTGCCGACTGGCAGCTCTTGAGGTCGACGATGGCGGGGCCGTGCCTGATCCACCGCAGGTAGTCGAGGCGCCCGTATTTCCAGATACCGAACTCGGGGCAGCGCCAGAACATCGCCTGCTCGGCGTCGCCGCCGTCGAAGAGCGCGCCAGCGAGCGGGTGGGACTTGACGGCGGCGTGGATCTCACTGGCCTTGTCCATGTCCTCGGCGAGCACCGGGAGTGCGCCGTTCGCTATCGCCTTGTCGCGCTGATCCTGTGCCTTCTGCGACCGCCAGTCCCTCGCGTCGATGACCTCGAGGGGCTGGCCGGTGCCGAGGACCAGGGTGTGGATGACGGTTCCGAGTTCCATGGACTTGGTCCGCGGCTTGGGGTGGTCGCGCTCGTAGGCGTAGATGGCCGGGCAGGACGGCGGCAGTAGCTTCTTCGCGCCGGAGACGGACAGGCCGCCGCCGGGCACGAAGTCGCCGAGCCGTACGCCGTCGGGAATCGGATGGAAACCCGGCTCGGTGACCTCGTACTCAGCCACGGCCACCCTCCTTGTCGAGCAGTGCCCGCAGTTCGCGGCTGAAGTCCGCGTTGCTGACGCCGGTGTCGGCCGCGCCGCACAGCGGGTGGCTGCACCCGGCCTTGGACGTGCACGTGCAGGTGCCGGGCTTGCCGTTGCACGGGTCGCAGACGTTCGCGATGGCCTGGTCAATGTCCCGTCCCGCGCGACGCAGCCAGTCGCGTACGCCGAGGGCGGCCCGCCAGGCGATGATGACCGCGAGCGCGACGGCTGTGATGACCGCGACGATGATCATGGCGGCCAGCCCGGCGATGCCCAGGGCGAGAAGGGCGGCCCAGGCGGCTGCGGTGACGGCCCAGCCGATGTCGTCGGCGATCACGCTGCCCTCCTGAGCTGCCGTCGTATCCCGCGCCGCTCCATCGGGGACAGGCCGCCCCAGATGCCTTCCAGTTCTGAGTTCTCCAGCGCCCAGGCGAGGCATTCGGCCCGCACTTCGCAGCTACGGCAGACCCGTTTAGCCTCCTTAGTCGAGCCGCCCTTCTCTGGATAGAACAGCTCGGGGTCCGTCTCGGCGCAGAGTGCCCGGTCCGCCCAGTGCGCCGGGGGATCAGCGGCGCTCATGACACTGCCTCCTGCGGCGCCGTCTCGCGCGGCGGTCCGTCCAGCCTGCGGCGCAGGTACGGCATGACGGCGAGGTCGGGCAGCCCGGCGGATCCCGGCCGCCGCCTGTGCTCGCCGGGCAGCGCGCCGCCGTGCGGGTAGCGGGCCGCCCCCACCCCTACCGGGGGCGGCCCGTCCGTGCGCGCGTCGCCCGCAGCTGGGCGTGCACGGAGCTTGCCGGCGTGCGTGCCGGGGTGAGCGGCGAACAGCCCGAGGACGGGGAACCTGGCCAGGACGCTCATGACGCACCTGCAGGGAGGATGTCGGGGTGGCCCTGCGGGATGACGCTGCTGCGATCGTTCAGGGGCCGGCCGCCGCGCCCGTGCGCCTCGTGGTCACCGTCGTGTCCCGCGTCGAGCGTGCAGGTCCACACGCCCCCGGCCGGCCCCAGGTTCGGCCACTGCACGCCGCAGTGCGGCAGCCCGCTCTCGGGATGCCGGAACCTCCGCACCGGTATCCCGGCCTTCTCCGCCGCGTCCGCGCAGTGGGTGGCGCCCTTAGAGCCGTTGCGAATGAACGCGAGGCACACGTCGGCGCCGAGCGCGACCATCTCGGCGTTACGCCGGAAACCGGCGGACTTGCCGAACTGCTGCCAGTCGGCCGGGTGGGGTTCTACCTCGAACCCCTGATCGCAGACCAGCCGGTCGGCAAGGGCGTCCGCACCAGACGGGCATGCCCCGTGGACGACGATGACGCGGCGGCCATCCCGGTGACCCTCGCTGATCGCCAGGCCGAGCTGATAGGCGAGCTTGTCGGTGTCCTCCCAGTCGCGGGAACCGGTCACGAGGATGCGGTAGTGCTCTGGCCCGCTCATGACCGCCTCCTGCGCTGCGGGATGCCGCCGGCGGCGCTGATGAGGTCGGCAAACTGGGCGGACGGGAACCGCCAGGCCCGGCCGCCGGGGGTGTGCGAGCCGGTGATCTTCCCGGCCCTCGCCCAGATGCCGACCTGTCTCGCGGTAACGCCGTACAGGCCGGCCACTTCGGCTGTGGTGAGGTACTCGGGGATCCCGGGGGCCATGGCGCTCATGACTCTGGCCGCCTCTGCATGAGGCCGCACGCTTCGAGCAGCAGCCGCGCGTCGGCGGCGTCGCGGGCGCGGGCGCACACGGCGAGCCGTGCGGCCTGCCGCTGGTCCTCGGTGACCGTGACCGGGCCGAGCTCGTGGCCCGCGAAGGTCTGCACGTCATGCTTCACGTCGCTCACGGCGTCACCTGACCGGACAGCAGCAGGCGCTTCGCCTCGACCCAGACGCGGATGGCGGCGTCGCACTCTTCAGGGGTATGGGCGAAGAAGCTGACATGGCCCATCTCGACGACGGCAAACGGGTCTCTGCCGGACGTGTTGAGCCTGGCGGCGAACTTGCTGCCATCAGCCTCGTCGCTTGGTCCGTGTATCTGCATGAGCGCTCCTGTAATCTGGTTGTGACCGGCGAAAGCTTTGAGCGCTCCCGCCGGGTGGCCTCCCTGCCGTACGCGAGCGGCGGGGAGGCCGCTTTATGCGGCTGTGATGGTGGTGACGAGGCGGGTTTTCTCCCACGCCTCGACGTCGGCGAGCCGGTAGCGGACGCGGCCGCCGACGTGCATGAACGGCGGCCCGTAGCGGGTGCGCCGCCAGCGCTTGATGGTCCCGACGGGCCTGCCGAGGCGTTCGGCGAGTTCCTCCGGGGTGAGATGGCGCACGGCCTTCGGCGCCGTCATGACGCGGCCCGGGCCTTGTATTCGGCGACCTCGGCGAGCTGGTCGAGCAGCCGCCGGTACTTGGCGGCGTTCTCGGGCGACGGGTTGTCGACGCCGTTCTCCCAGTGGTGTACCGCCGTCATGCTGACGCCGATCTCGGCGCCCATGAGGCGCAGCGTGGCGCCCGATTCGCGGCGGATGCGCCTTCGTTCGGCGACCGGGGGGAGCTGCCCGGCGCGCAGCAGTTCCGCGAGGGGCGACGCGCCGGCATCCGTTTGTGTCATGCCGGGAACTTTACGGAGGCTCAGGGAACCTTGTCAAGTCGAATCGGCAATTCTCTGTATGGACGGCAGGCAGCGCGCAGCCCGCGCGGTCGCCGCCCGCCGTGGCGAACTGCGCATGACGCAGAGCGAGCTGGGCGCTGCCGCGGGTGTGGACACGAAGACCATCGGCAACCTCGAAAGCCGGGGCCGCTGGCCCATCGCCCGCACCAGGGCACTGATAGAGAAAGCGCTCGGCTGGCCGTCCGGCGAGATGGAGCGCATCGCGGCGGCCGGGGAAGAAAAGCAGCTGGTCATCCCCCCGGACCTGCTGGCCCTGATCCCGGACCTGCTGGCCCGGATCCAGCGCCGGCACGCACCGGATAAGCGGCAGGAGGCCGTCGACGCGCTTGCGGACATCCTGCTGCCGCCTACGGAATCAGGCGAAGGCGCCCAGGCCGATCGTCGTCCGCGGCGCGTTTCCTAGCCTCGACCGCGGCGGTGACGATCAGTTCGAGTTCCCGGTTGCGGCGCAGGAGCGCGGCCCCGAGCACGATCCACGCGGTGCCGCTGACGGCGGTGACTGCGCCCGCTGCGGAGGAGAGCACGCCGGTCGCGCGGTCAGAGAACCCGGCTGCGGTGAGCGCCCACAAGGCCGCTACGACGGCAATGTTCAGCGTGATGAGCGGAACGCGCATCCTGCGCGGGGCGAACGGCATGGGCCCTCCCTTGGACCAGTGTGCGGCCGGTGTTCGCAACCTCGCGGGACGTTGCGTGTTTCCCTTCCCGGGGTCTGGAGGACGGGGATATACAGGGACAATACGCTTTGTTACCGGATAGCTGCAACGTGACAGGTGAGTAAACTTTTAGGAAACAAATTTCAGCAAGTCCGAACCCCTCAGGAGCGGGAATTGGCTGTTTACGACCGCTGGCACAAATCCTCGGGCACCGATCCGTGCCGGGAGCACAGCCGCGGCCGGGCGCGGCTGTACCCGAGCGCCGTCCACGGCCAGGGCGACCGCTGGCAGGTCCGCTGGTACGACGACCAGGACAGGCAGCGGAAGAAGAACTTCGCCTACCGGGAGGGCAAGGACCCGAACAGGCACGCCGACGCGTTCGACGCGCAGCTGCGCCGGGACCTGAACGCCGGCGACTACACCGACCCGGCCGCCGCCGACGTGACGCTGCAGGCGTACGCGGAGGACTGGCGGAAGACACGCCGCCACGACACGGTGACCGCCGAGAACCTCGAGAATCACCTGCGGCTGCACGTGTACGAGGACCCGGCCCGGCCCGGCTCGGGCCGCACCCCGCGCGGCGGCGTCGCGATCGGCCAGCGGCGGCTGCGGGAGCTGGCGAAGCGGCCGTCGCTGGTCGCGGCGTGGATGGCGGCGATGCCGCTGCAGCCGTCGACGGCGCGGAAGGTCGCCGAGGACGTGTCGGCGGTGTTCCGGGCGGCGATCGACGACCAGCTGGTGTCCCGTAACCCGGTGCGGGCGGCGTCGGTGTCCCGGCCGCTGCCGGGCGGGGTGAAGGCGCGGCCATGGACGGCGGAGATGGTGGAGGCGATGGCCGCGGCGCTGCCGGGCCGGTACGCGATCATCCCGCCGCTCGGCGCGGGCACGGGCCTGCGGCAGGGTGAGCTGTTCGGCCTGGCGGCGGAGGACATCATGTTCCTCGGCAGGCACCCGCACGTGACGGTGAGGAGCCAGGTGAAGCTGGTGGGGCACCAGCCGTTCTTCGCGCCGCTGAAGAACCGCAAGCCGAGGACGGTTCCGCTGGCGGCGTCGCTGGCACCCCGCCTGGCCCGGCACATGGAGCTCTACCCGCCCGTGGAGGTGACGCTGCCGTGGCATGACCTGCGCGACCCGGCGGCGCACGGCCGGCTGGTGACGGCGCGGCTGATCCTGTCGCGGCCGGACGGGCGCCCGCTGTCGCGGTCGGCGTTCAACGCGCAGGTGTGGCGCCGGGCGCAGGAGCGGGCGGGGATCACGCCGCAGCTGGGACCGGGGGAGAAGCGGGCCCCGGCGCGGCAGGACGGCTGTCACGCTCTCCGGCACACTGCGGCGTCGGTGTGGCTGCGGGCCGGGATCGACGTGGTGCGGGCGGCTGCGTGGCTGGGGGACACCCCGGCGATCGTGCTGGGCACCTACGCGCACCTGATGCCGGGCGAGTCCGGCGACGACGGGAGGGCTGCCGTTGACCGGTTCTTCGGCGCGGCGGATACGCTCGGCGGGAGAACGGAGGCTGACCATGGGTAGGGGCAAGTACCTCGGGGTCGATGAGGCGCTGGATGATGACGACCCGTGCTGCTCATGGTGCGGCGGCGAGTGGTACCTGCAGGAGTGCGACGACCCGCTCCAGTGCTGCGATCCGCGCTGTGATGGCACCTGGCACCCGTGTGAGGCATGCCAGGGAACCGGCCTCGCGGAGCATCAAATCATCTGGTAACCGGCAGTCGAGATGCCCCGGAAGTGCCCTCCGGCGCGGCAAACCGGACATTATCCCTGGTTAATACGCTGCGAGACCAGTAGGTGTTGAACTGATATGCCCCGCTGGCCAGGGCTTCAATCCGTTCCTGAGCTGGGAATTGACGGGTCATGAGGGGTCATGAGGGGTCACTAGAGCGCAATGCGATGTGCCCTCAATGTGCCCTGCCGCCGCGCCGTCCCGTGTTTGCCCTTGCGATGTAGTACACCTTTGCGTATGGTGTGGGTGTATTACACCGAGCGAGAGGGCGGGACGTGGACCCACATCAGATTGAGGCCGACAGTCACATCATGGCGATGAGCGAGATTGAGCTGCGCGCCACGCTGCTGGGGCTGAACGTCCGTCACGCGGAACTCGTGCTCGACGAGATCGAGCGGACGCTCGCCGTCACGCGGGCGGCCGGCGTTGCCTAGCCAGCGCAAGCCGCTCAGCGTGCGCCTGCCGCCGACCGACGAGGCGGAACTGCGGGACTACGCGAAGGCGAACGGCATGTCGCTCGGCGAGGTGGTGCTGTCGGCGCTGCGGGAGTTCTTCAGCCGCAAGAGGGAGGCGTGATGGAGGGCAGTACCTACCGTCGCCGCGTGCCGCGCAGCCACCGGCGCGTGATGCTCGTGCTGCTGACCGATGCCGCCAACCTTGGCGGGTACACGATCTGCCGCGCGGCGGGAATCGGCGCGGGGTCGGCCTATCCGGCGCTGGCCCGGCTGGAAGGACTCGGCTGGCTGGACAGCGAATGGGAAACGCCCGAGCCGGTCAACAGGCCACGGCGGCGCTTCTACCGGCTGACGCCCGTCGGGCGTGCGCGGGTGATGGAGCTGCTCGGGCTGGCCGTCCGCGAGAAGGTGTCCTGATGGACCACACGGCGGGCAGGCACCTGCGCATCGCCGGCGGCGTCGACTACACCGTCGACCAGGTGGCGCGCCTTAATGAGTTCGAGGCGGGCCACCCGGAGTGGCGGATCTGGTGCGACAGTGACCGCAGCCGCCGCTGGCACGCCGAGCGGGACGGCGAGCGGGTTGAGGCGCTCGACCTGCGGGAACTGCTCAACGAGCTGGAGCGGCGGTGCGACGGTGGATGAGCTGATCGCCTTCTGGAAGGCGCGGCTCGACGAGGACGAGGCGTCGGCGAAGGCGGCGGCCGTCGACGTGAAGCGATTCGCGGGCCGAGCGAACTGGTCGGCCGAGCTCGCGCCGATAGTGATTGATGCCGAAGACCCGGACTGGGCGATCGTCGATCTCTCGCCCTTCGTCGATGACGAATGCCTGGCTCGTCACATCGCCCGCCACGACCCGGCCCGCGTGCTGCGCGAGGTCGCGGCGAAGCGGGAGATCCTGGCCGAGTATGAGGCTGCTTACAGGACTGACCTGGGTGTCGCGATCAAGGCCCTCGCCGCCGTCGACAGCGGCCACCCGGACTACCGGCAGGAGTGGAAGCCGTGAACGGCGGCTAGCTCTACCTGACTTCACCTGACTTAACTGAAAAAGGCGGGCCGCCGAAGGTATCGAAAGTACCCCGACGGCCCGGAGCCGCCCGAAGGCGACTCACCCTCCCTGAACCAGCAGGAAAGGCCCCACGTTGAAACCTAACAGTGGCAACTCTGGCCACTCTAGAGACCAAGTCGTTACCGTTGCATCACAAGACGGCGTCTTTACCAGGCTGCGCACTTGGCTCAATAGCATCCGCGCCAGATTTGCCGGGGATGACACCCCGCCGCCCCATCCAGGCATCCTGCGCGGGCCGCGGCTGGCCGCCTTGTTCGCTATCGCCATCCTGGTCGCCTCGGCATCCGCGTCGGCCTTCGCCGAGTCTTACCGCGGCCTGTACGAGTGGGCCGGACGGCACAGCCTGACCGGCTTCTGGCAGGCGCCCTTCCCGCTCACGGTTGACGTGTTCATTGCGGTCGGGGAGCTGACGCTGTTCGTCGCGCTGATCGACCGCTGGCGCACCCGCGACCGCCTCGGCGCGTGGCTCGTGACGCTGGCCGGGCTCGCCGTGAGCGTCGCCGGGAACATCGGCCATGTCGCGTCGCACAGGATCACCGACCGGGGCACTGCGGCGATCCCTCCGCTGGCTGCCGCTGCCGCTCTGGCGGTGGGTCTCGGGGTGCTGAAAAGAGTGGTCGCCGCCCGGTCGCAGCAGCCGGAGCCCGGGCCAGCAAAGCGCAGGTCACCCGTGGTGCCGAGCGGGAATCTGGAGGCTGCCAAGCTGGCACTCGAGGAGACCAAGGCGGCCAGCTTCCCTCTGCCGGAGCGGCAGCTGGTTGCACGCTATGGCATCAGCCGTACGGAGGCTGCCAGCCTGTACCGCGAAGTCGGCCTGAAGCCGTCGCTAAACGGGAACGGCCCCCATGCCTGACGAACGCTGGCGGCCCATTCCGGGCCACAGGGGAGAGGCGTCGAGTCTCGGCAACGTGCGCGGGCCGAGCGGCCGCGTGCTCGCGCTACAGGAGGACCGGGACGGCTACCTGACGGTCAAGCTGGGCGGTAAGCGGCTGCGGGTGCACGTGCTCGTGCAGCTAGCCTTCGCCGGACCTCCCGAGGTCCGGCACCTGGACGGGGACCGGAGGAACAACCGGCCACCGAACCTTGAATACGGAAGCCGGTGGAGGAATGAACGGGACAAGAAGGAAGGGAAAGGAAGGAAGGAAGAGAAAGATGAGATAGGAGGGAATGTTGTTACTGTCCCTCCCCGTCCCGCGTGGCCTGTTACAACTGGCACAGGGGAGCGGGATGAGTTCTGACCTGCTGATTCTCGCGCTCCTGATCACCGGCCTGATCGTCGCCGGAATGCTCTCCAAGGGCCGGGCGTTCATCGGGCATCACGGCCTTTTCACTATCGCCGCCCGGCACCTGACCGGCCACACGCTGACGGGAACCCACCTGACCGACGCCGGGTGGTTCAGTCCGGCCACCGCGAAGCCCGCGAGGACGAACACGGGGCGTACACGCCGCTTCTGGTACCTGCCCCGCGCGCACCGCATGGCACGCCGCTGCGCCCGCTACGCGGTGATCGTGCTGCTGCTGGTCATATGGAAAGACCTGCCGTTCCGGGAAGCGTGCCTGATCACCGTGGCTGTCCTCGCCGCCGCTGGCGGATGGGCAGGCTGGCGGGCGTGGACGCGGCTGTCTGAGCGGAAGCATCACCGGACGTGGGTTAAGCCGCTGCACCTGGTGGCCGCGCATCAGGTCGGCCTGCCGATCGCCGCCGACCCGCGGTCGTGGCTGGAGATCGCCCCTGACCGTTCCTACGCCCGGCTGGAACTGCCGCAGGGGTACAACCCGAAGCCTGACGACCAGAAGCACCTGGTGGCGACCGTCATCGGGAAGCTGGGCATGGAGTCCCCGGAGCCGCGGTGGATGCTCGCCGGCCCCCGGCCGGTGCTTGAGCTGGTCGCGTCATCCCCGCCGCCGCGTGAGGTGCTGCTCAAGGATGTCCGCAGCCAGTTCGACGCGGTGAAGCCCGACGAGCTCGTCTGGGGGATCGGGAAGCACGGCACGCTTATCACCACGTCGCTGTCGGCAGACTCGCCGCACATCGGGCTGAGTATAGGGTCCGGCGGCGGCAAGTCCCGCGCCGCGCGCTCCCTGCTGTCGCAGATGCTCTACCGGGGATCTCTCGGCATCATCCTCGACGTGAAGATGGTCAGTCAGCACTGGGCCGCGTGGTCGGGGCAGCTGCCCAACGTCATCATCGCGCGCACCCCCGCCGAGATCCACCAGGTTGTTCTCTGGCTTGCCATCGAGCTCACCCGCCGCAACGCCAAGGCGGTGGAGTACGGGGACGCCGAGGGGAACGTGCCGCCTGACCTGATTCCCACGGTGATCGGCCCGCGCATCATCACGGTGGGAGAAGAGCTGAACGCGACGATGGGGCTCCTGCGCGCCTACTGGCGGCAGGCGCGTGACCCGAAGACTGATCCTGTTCGCTCCCCCGCGCTGCATGCCATGGACGGCCTGAGCTTCATGGGCAGGCAGGCCAACATGAACCTTGTGTGCATCGGCCAGCGGCTTTCGGTGAAGGGCCTGGGGGGTGACGGGGACATGAAGGAGAACATCGGGACGATCGCCCTCGGCCGTTACTCTCCGTCGAACTGGCGGATGAACGCCGAGGACTTCCCGATGCCGCCGAAGAGCACGATTCCCGGCCGGCTGCAGATCGTCACGGACAAGGTGCGGGAGGTCCAGGGGATCAACATGACTGCCCTTGAGGCGCGGCAGCTGGCGACGGCGGGGGCTGTCGCGCTGTTCCCGCCGGACGCTCCGGGGGCTCGTGTGATAGCCGGGCGCGCTGAGGCCGTAAACGGGGCTGAGCACAGCCCTGTAACAGGTACAAGTCCGGTTTATCCCGGTTTGCCGCCCGTGGGTGTAACAGGTCTTGTAACACTCTCAGAGGCTGTCGAGCAGGGCATCGTGGGCCGCTCGCTCGGCGCGCTCCGCATCGCCCGGCACCGTCACCAGCTGCCCGCGGCTGCCGGGGTGCGGGGCAACGCGCAGGTGTGGCATCCCGAGGAACTCCGTGAATGGGACCTGGCAGGGAGATAGATGGAGCTGCTACTGATCGTAATCGCCGCCGTCGCCGCTGTCGCGGTGTTCCTGGTATGGACGTTCAACTGGGAGCTTGGCCCGTGCCCGCGCTGCCAGGGCCGGGGGCGGGGCCGGTGGTCGCGGCCGAAGGCGTATAACCGCCGCTGCAGGTGTGGTGGCCGGGGCGAGCGGATCCGCCCGCTGTCGATGATCTGGCCGCGGCACCGCGCAACGGCGCGGCGCATGCGGGAGCAGGCGAAGAAGGCGAGGAAACGATGAGAGGCACCTGGCAGACGACGGACAGCGCCGGCGGCTGGAAGGCGGTCCTGCTGGCGATCGGCGCGGTGCTGCTGCTCGGCTCGGGCAGCGCCGTGGCAGCAGTGTCGGAGGCCCTGATCGGCGCGCTGTGGGCCGTCGCCGCGGTGACGGTCCTGTCGGTGGTCGCGCTGGCAACGTTCCTGGTGCGCCACGCTCATAATCCCCCGCCGGGGGGATTCGTCCGGACGCCTGCCGTCCGGATGCCCGTGGCGCAGCAGCTGCCCGGCGAGCGGCCCGCGATCGAGCAGCACGTGCACCTGCATTTCGACGGGGCCGACCCGGCCGCCGTCGCCGAGATCCTCCGCCGCCATCAGGCGGGGCAGTAAAGCACCAGGAAGAGAGCACCGGTGATGCGCAAGGGTAAGTTCGAGGCGGCCTACGCCGCCAGCGCGGGCGTCACCGTGAAGTTCCTGCGCCGGCACGGCCTGTACGCGAAGCCGTGCCGGTGCGGCGCGGACGGCTGCGAAGGCTGGGTCATGGGGTTCCGGCCGGTGCTGTGATGTCATCGGAGAACGGGCAACGGAAGGGATCGGTCATGTTCGGTAGCTATAACGGCGGTAACAGCATGTCCAACGGCAACAGCTTCGCTGAGGCGCGGGAGACGGTGGTCACGGAGCCGCCGCTGCTGTTCCCTGATCCGTGGCGGCGGCTGCCATGAACGAGTGGCGCAAGCCGGGGCGGAGCGCGGGCAGCAACTGCGTTGAGGTCGCCTCCGGTGTCGCGGTGCGCGACACGAAGGACCGGGAGGGGCCGGTGCTGACGTTCAGCGCCGCCGCGTGGCGGGCGTTCACCGGCACGCTGGTCCCCGGCGAATGCACGGTGTGCGGTGGCCAGAACGGCAACCACGCTTCGTGGTGCGGCCACGCCCGCTAGGTCTCCCTCCCGCTAGAATCTGCGGCAGCGCACTCGCGCCCCATCCGCCCCGGAGGACCCGTGGATGCTGTCTGCCCGCCCGTGCTGCGCCTGACCGTACTGGTGCTGAAGCTGGCGGAGCGGGTCGCGGCCGGGGATGAGGAGGCAGCGCGGAAGGCGGAAGAACTGGCCGGGCTGATGATGGGCGGATCAGGGTTACGGGTTGACTGTCCAGTAGACCATGCCCGCCGGCATCGCCGGGTGCGGCTGCCCCGCGACGCCCAGCGCGGCGTCGAGAGCCAGGTAGGTGTTGAGGACGGCGAGGTTCACCGCGTTCAGGTGCTGCCTGCTGACCCCGGCGATGAAGGCCGGGGTAGTGTTCCGCTGGGCAGCGAGGGCGGCGAGGCTGAGAGTGTTCCCGGCGGGCACCATATGCCGGTAGGCGGTGGCTGGCGCCGGGGCTGTCACGGTGCCCCCGTAGGCGAGTGCGGCCAGGTCCGAAATGCTTCCGTGGAATACAGAGCAGTCGCAGGTGCCGACGCCGGGCACGGGGTAGCTGCTGGTGAACTGCCAGAGCGTGTGCGGGCTGGCAGGCTCGGCGGCCTGGTAGGCGGCGATCCACTGCACCGGCAGCGCCCCGTTCGCCTGCCCGAAGTTCAGCCCGCTGTACGTCCACAGGTACCTGTCCGGGTAGCCGAGGGCGAGCATCCGGTTGTACCAGGCGGTCAGCATCGGCTTGCCGCCTTCCTCGAAGTCGGCGATCAGCACCTCGCCCTTCTGCAGGGCGCCGACGAGGGCGTGCAGCACGTTCGCCTGCGCGGTGCCGTCCTGCCCGGCGACCAGGTACTGGTAGATGCCGACGAACTGGGCGCCTCCGCTGTGCAGCAGTGCCCGGCGCTGGCCGCCGTACCACGCCTTGTCGTCGTGGGCGGTGCCGTACGCGGCGCGGATAACGATCGCCTTCGACCACGCGAGGTAGGCGGCGTCGGCGATGTTGGGCTGGAACTCGCTGACGTCGGCCAGCAGGGTGCGGACGGTGCTGGCCTCAGGCAGCGCGTACAGCTCTGCTGCCGCCCCGGGCACCTGCCCGGCGCGGAACGGGGTGACGCTCACGATGGCTCCTCAACATGCGAAAACAGGCCCGGGGGGATATGGACCTCCCGGGCCTGTACTGCCTTCCCTTGGCTTTCCCAGGCTACCCCGGCGCCGTCCAGAGTGCCCGGTCATTCCAGTCCCACCAGTCGGCGGGCTCGCACTTCCGCTCGGTGCCGAGGTCCGGGTGCGCCCAGCCGACGGCGGGCAGGCCGTACAGCATGGCGAACAGGCTGCTGCATACGACGTGGCCGGGCAGCAGCCCGTGGTTAGCCGGCCAGCGCCACAGGTGGTCGATAGCCGCTGCGAGGTCCGCAGCGTGCAGCGCCTCGTCGGCGTCCTCGGCGATGCCCACCCAGTCGTAACCGATCCCCATCGACTTGGCCGTGCCGGCGAGGAATGCGGGCAGCCCGGCCGGGTCGCGGGGCTGCGCGTGGTTGCTGCGGGTGCGGCTGTCGGACAGGAACGGCGTGCAGTCGACGAGGCCGACGCCGCCGGGCTGCCCCTGGATGCCCATCCAGCGGCCCTTGGCGTCCTGGTGGGTGATCCCGATGACGTGGTTGGCGACGGCCGGCTTGCCCTGGAGCGCCTCGCCGACGCGGATCAGGTCGGCTTCCACGCTCGAGCTGGTCCACACGGCGAGGACATCGCCGGGAGCGGCGGGGCGGGCGGCCATCACATCGCCGTGGGCTCAGCTGGCGGCGGCACGGCCGCCGCGGCGGGTGCGGCCACCACGGGCCGCGGCGTGTGCTTCGCCAGGTACCCGGCCGCGAAGGTGATGACGCCGGGCACCAGGACGTAGACCCAGGACGCGACCACATCCGGCACGGTGCCCTTGAAAACCCAGTGGCCCAGGGACCACAGGGCCAGCCCGGATACAGCGGCGGCGGCTGTTGACGCCTGGACCTTTTTCTCGACGGGCATGAAGCCTCACTTCTTGATGGCATAGAGGATGCCGAATACGACGGTGGCGAGGACGGCGAACGCCGCGATCACCTGGGAGGTCGTGAGCCGCTGCTCAGTGCGGCTTCCTTCCGCGCCGAGGTTGCGGCCCGCGTCGCTGGTGGCGTACTCCGTCAGCGGCTTGATCACCGCCTGCAGTTCGCGGACGGCGCTGGCCAGTTCGTCGCGGGTGACGTACAGGCCGCGCTCGGAGTTGATCTGCTCGCGGAGCTCGTTGGCTTTCTCGTCCTTGTACGTCTGGATTTCGCGGGCCAGCTGGAGGGCCGCCAGGTCGGCGCCTTCCTTGATCTTGACGGCTTTCTCTTTCTCGGCGCTGACCTCGGCGTACCGGCGGTCGCGTTCGGCGGCGAGGGCGTGGTCGGCGGCCCGCAGCGCCTCCAGGTGCTCGCGGAGGGTGACAGTCCAGCCGTCCGGCACACCGTCCGTCACGGCCTCACCCGGCGGGCAGCCGGTAGTACGCGGCCCACTGCCGGAACGACGGCGACGGCGCGGGGAGCTGCCCCGCGCAGCCGGTCTGCCGCCATGCGACCCGCGCGTCGGAGACGATCGACACGCCGAGCAGCGACGCCTTCCCGGTCTTCGGGTCGGTGCCGACCGGCGCCCCGCCGAGGTCCGCGTCGAACCGGCACAGGGCCTGCGTCTTCGAGTTCGCCGCCCCGGTTTCCCGCGATGTCCACACCAGGTTCGCGGCGGTGAGCACGAGCATCAGCACGGACAGGTACACGAACCCGCGACGCGCGCCCCGTGACATGCCCGGCGTGCCCTGCTCGCCGCGCTCGCCTCTCGGGCCGCGCGGCAGCCGCTCGTCCGCCTCACCGTTCACCAGCCGCCTCCGAAGAGGATCCAGGCGCCGGTTCCCCAGATGACGACGGCGATGGCGAGGAATGCCCACCGGTATGCCCGGCCAGGAGACTGCCCGCGTGGGCGGCGACGCTCGGCACGGTGAGCGCCAGGCCTGTCACCAGCAGCACGTCGGACGGGGACGCTGAGAACACCTGGCTGAGGACCAGCGCCATCCCTGTACCGGTGAGAAGGATGTCCTTCAGCAGCAGCCACCTGTTCATCGGTCCTCTCGTACGGGTACACGACTCACTTTCCGCCCCCGGGGTCTGGAGGGACAGGCAGGCTACTGCAGGTTCACGTGAGCGATGACGGTCCAGCCGTCCGTCTTGTAGACGACGCCGCGCGACGGCGCGGGCGACCACAGGTAGGTGCCGTCGGGCTGCACCGTGACCGCGCGGACGACCATCGTCTCGCCGGTGGTGTTGCTGCTCAGCACGTCTCCCACGCCGACCTGGGCGAACTGGGTGACGACGGTGACGGGGATCTGCGACGGCGCGGCGGTCAGGTTCCCGGTGAGCACCCCGCTGGCGTCCATCAGGGCGCTGCCGCCCGCCGCCTCGGCCGGCCCGAACAGGGACAGGTGGGTGCCCGCCTGGTCGATCGCCGTGACCTGGGCGACGAAAATGAACGCCTGCCCGGCGGTCAGGTCCGCGAGTGTCGTCACGGCTATCCGATCCGGTTCGCGCTGATCAGCGATCCGGCCTGCAGCGACGCGCCGGTCGACGTGCCGTTCTCGCTGTACACCACGGTCAGGTTTCCCGACGACGCGCTGGTCGTAATCGAGCCGACGACCCTGAGGCTGTAGATACCGCCGTTCGTCCCGATTGTCTGCGTGATGGAACCAGTTAGCGAAGTAGGCGTAGCCGGGGCAATGAAGGTGCCGCCGCCGGCCGTGTCCCAGGAACCGGCCAGAATCCCCGTCGCGCTGGCCGGCACGGTGAAGCCGAACTTGAAGCCGCCCGTGATGGTGCCGGAGTAAAGAACATGCACGCGGAACTCGTAGCTGGCGTTGGCCGCCAGGGCCACCGACAGCACGGTGTCCGCGGTCGGGCTGCCGCCCGTGTGCACGGCGGAGTTGGTCAGCCGGATGGCGGCTTCCGGGGTGAACCAGTTGTTGCAGTCGGCGGCGGCCAGGACCTGGCCGACTGAATATACGGGGGGCGCCATCAGGGTCCTTCCGTCTCGTAACGGCCGGTGTGCGCGCGGGAGCCTTCCCGCAGCCACCCGGCGCTGCCGCGGACCCGCGCCTCACGGCACCAGCGGGGGGGCGCCCATTCGCCGGGGGCGGCCAGCACCCGGACCTGCACCCACGGCCACGGGTCATCCAGCATCACGTGCCGCCCCGCCCCGCTGTCCCAGCGCCACACGTGCACGTCAGGCTCGCCGGGGCCGCGTTCCCGCTCAAAACCGCCGTGCCGCGTCCAGTGGTCATGCGGGCTGCTCAGGTCCATCACCGCGGTCACCTCGGCGGGTACCGGCTCGCCGAACGGCGTCTCCCGGAACAGCAGCCGTTCGCCCGGCTCCGGGACGGCCTCGCGCTCGCCGGGGCGCCGGTTCCATGCCCACCGGTCGATTTCCTCGCGGGTGTACGGCCGGGTGTCAGGCGGCAATTCAGTCTCCTAAGAAAGCCAGGGCATTCGCGTCGAGCCGCCCCAGCGACGGGTTGTCCAGGGTCATGAACGACCCGTACTTGCTGGCGGACTGCAGCGTCCATGTGGTCTGCCACGTGCCGGCGGACCAGTCCCAGGTGTGGGCGATGCCGCGGATGAAGCAGTCCTTCACCACCGGCGAGGCGACCCCGGGGGGGCGGCGCCACACCTGGATGCGGTCGCCGATCTCCCGGCCGAGCACCTGCGGCCACAGGTTCGCCGGGTCGCGGAGCGGCTTGATGACCAGCTGATCGAACCGGTCCTCGTCGCTTTTCGACACGTACAGCACCCATTGCGCCCAGGACAGTGCGTCGGAGTCGTTCTGCAGGATCAGGTCAGCGCGCGGATAGGAGCGCGGGAACAGGTATTTCGCGATCGACGCGGCATCCTGTGCCTCCTGCAGCGTGCCGCCGGTTCTCGTGGCCTGGATGTCGTTCGCGAGCGTCGTGTCATCCCGGGCGCGGGTGACGCTGCTGTACGCCTGCTCGGTGCCGTACGTCTCGGCGGTCCCGGGAGAGTCGCCGAAGACGGCCTGCGGGGTGTTGGAGCGGGTGTCGGTGAGGATGGCGCGGCGGCCGCGGAACACCAGCTGCCCGCTGCCGTTGATGTACAGCTCGCCGATTTCCGCGTCCGCGGCGGCCTGCATCAGGTTCCACGCCGTGTCGCCGCCCGCATATGCCTGCACCGTCGAGATGCCGGCGGCGACGGAGCGCTGGCCGGCGCCGGTGTACCACTGCGCGGCGTTCAGGATGCGGGTGATCCGCGCCCCGGCGGTTTCCCCCGCGCCGGCGGCCCCGGCGGGGGGCAGGGTGACGCCGTTCAGGATCTTCTGGCCGTCGGATGCGGACACGGCGGCCTGCGCGTAGCGGCCCCCGTAGTTCGTCCCGTCCTCGGGGAGCCATGAGTCGGCGAACCCGGAGAACAGCGGGTAGGAGACACCGTTCCACGCGGCGCGGACCCGGACCGGCACCATCGCGTTCAGCTGCGTCGCGCCTGTGCCGTCCACGTACGGGCCGGCCAGGTTGTCCGGGTCGAACCGGCCGTCCCTGTTATTCAGCACCACTGACGCGGCACCCTGCTGAAAGGCCCACAGCGGCCCTTGCAGCCGGTTCGCTGCCCGCGTCACCGACCCGGACCGGACGAACGGCGACAGGTCCGTCCACGTCGTCGACTCGCCCAGCACCGACGTGTCCAGCACCCCGAACGCGGGGTCGTCGAGGGTGAACGCGCCGCCCTGCACCGGGGCGCCCGGCGTGAAGCCGCCCTCGAGGATGATCTGCGGCCACTGGGAGGGCGGCACGTCACGTCCCGCCGGTCTGCTTCAGGATGCGGCGGGCCTTCCCCGTGTACGCCAGGGCCGAGAACGACCTTTCGAACCAGGCCTGCAGCTCGGCCTGCGAGCCGACCGGGGCGTTGATGTTCACCGTCACGTTCACCGCCCCACCCCCGCCGCTGCTGCCTCCGCCTCCGGCGGGGATGACCTGCTCGGCGCGGCCGGTGCCGTTGTACGCCAGGGTCAGGCCCGGCTTCAGCAGGCCGCCCCGGTCATACCAGTTGTAAGCCAGCTCGTGGCCTTCAGCTGCCGCCGGGGATCCGTAGCGGGACCAGATGTAGGAAAGGCCCCACCGGATCTGCGCCTGGTAGTCGCCCAGGTTGTACGGGTGGCCTTTGCCCAGTGCCTGGGGTATGCCGTAGGCGCCGCTTGAGGGGTTGACCGCGTAGGAGTTCCAGCCACTGTTGCCGGTAAGGAAGGCCTGGCCGTCCTGCTGCGCCGTCCAGCTGCCCAGCTCCGTCGTGACACACCAGACTGGCTGGCGCTCCAGTACTTCATGCGACTCGAAGCGGTGCACGGCGACATGCGGGTTGCCGAGACCGATGGCCTGGTAACCGCTCCTGGGCACGCGCACGTTAGGCCGATGCCCTTCCAGGTACACCGCGAGCTTGATGGCATCGGCCAAGTCGCCATCGTTCTGGAAGACGATGGTGTATCCGCCCTTGGCGGTTCCCTCCGCGTCGATCATCGCAGCGAGCCAGGCAGCGCGCTGATCCGGTGACATGCGCAGCACCATCTGCTCCGGGCCAGTCTCGTCCAGCCCGGAACGCTTCAGCAGATCCCGGACGTAACCGGCCCGCAGCAGGAACACATGCTCGGGACGGTGGCTCTCCGGCCGCCCAGTCCTGGCCGAGACAACCTCGGTGTGCTCGATATGCGCCAGCAGCGCGCGCAGCCGGGTGATCTGCTCCGGCTTGGACTGATAGATGCGAGCACTGATCTCAGTCTTGCCGCGCCGCTGGATGTGCCCGTCACCCTGCAGCCACGCCAGGACCGCCGCGTCTTCCGTGCTCAGCCCCGCAATGCCGTCCGTGTCCGCAGGTGCGGCCAGCCTGATCCGGTCACCGCGCGTCAGCTCTGCGGTCTGCGCGAACCCGGAGTGCTCCTGCACGTAACCGCGGCCATTGTTCTGCCGGTAGTCACTCCACCAGCGGTGCCCGGGAGTGACGTCGGCATGCCAGCGCTGGCCGCCGATCCGCCAGACCTCGGCATCGTCGTAGTGAACGACCCGGGTAATGCGAGTCCACTCACTGCGGCCAGTTTCCGGGTTGTAGCCAACGGTCTCGTCACCCGTGCGCACCTCGTCGTGAGCCAGCCAGCCGCGCCGGGTCAGGATGCGCGTGTCCAGGCTGGTGCACTCCTGGTTCCACAGCGCCTGCAGCGACGGGAACTGGTTCTGGCCCCACCCGTAGGCGAACAGGATGGACCTGGCGAACGCCTGCGCGACCGCCGCCGACCCGGAATGCGGGCCGAGGCCGAGCGGCAGGTTGTTGAGCCCGGCCTTCGCGGTCGCCGCGGCCTGCGCGGCGGCTTGCTTCACCGCCGTCTTCAGCTGCCCGATCAGCCGGACGGCGTAGCTGTTCTCGACCGACCTGCCGAAGCCGTACTCGCTGCCTGCCATCCAGTTTTCCGCGCCGGCGTAGTTGGGCACGTAGCCGCCGGCCGCGAAACCGGGCAGCTTCCCGCGCAGGTGGTCGACGGCGCCGCCCCGCACCATGCCCGCAGGGACGACCACCTCACCCGGCGTGAGCATGCCGAGCACGCTGTCTTTCCCGGGCCTGCCGCCGAATACCTTCCCGCCGGCGGCCATGAACTTCAGGCCGCCCTTGACGTCGCTACCCACCCCGGTGGACTCGTTGAAGACAATGCTGCCGCTGCCAGCCGCGTGCATCAGCACGTTGACGGTCTTGCCGTGCAGGCTGTCGATAGCCTGCTGCAGTTTAGTAACCGGCGTGGTGTCGGAATGCGGCTTCAGGATCAGCCTGTTTACGCTGGCTATCTGCGGCGGGGTCAGGCCGATCCTGTGCAGCATCGCATCCACGTGGACCGGGTCCTGGCCGGGCTTCAGGTTCAGCTTGTTGACGCCGGCAATCTGTCCCGGGGTCAGGCCGATCCTCTTCAGCAGGCTGTCGATACTGGCGGCGTTACTGCCCGGCTTCACTATCAGCTTGTTGACCGCGAGTATGTCCGCCTGGGTACCGCCCAGCTGGTAGATCAGCGCGTCCACCTTGGCGACATTCGACCCTGGCTTCAGCACGGCCTTGTTAATCTGGCCGATTGCATCCTGGCTGTAGCCCAGGCTCTTGAGCAGGGCATCCGCGGGGCCGAGGTCTGTTCTCAGCTTCGCTGCCAGATTGGTCCCAGTCCCGGCGAGCACCGCGCCGAGCGAGGCCGACTCGCCGGAACTGCCGGACTGGCCGGCAGCGCTGGAGCCCTTCACGCCTGAACTGAACGCATTGCTGAACTTCTGGTAGGCCAGGAAGCCGGCGATCTGGGCGACGGCAGCCAGCCCGATCAGCGTGCCGATAGCGGGCGCGCCCGCCTTCATGGCCACCGCTTCGCTGCCGCCGACTGCCGCACCGTCGGCTGCCGCGCCGCCAGCCATGGCGGCCCGGATCTCAGCACCGGCAGCGACGCCGCCGCTGACCATGGCAGCGCGGATCTCAGCGCCCGCGGCTGCGCCGCCGCCCAGGTCTACGATCCCGCCGGTCAGCCACTTGACTGCCGGGCCGATGATCTTCACCCCGACGGAGATGACGCCGAGCTTGTTCAGGATCAGCAGCGACCCGGCCACCTCCGCCAGCGGCTTCGCCAGCGACGGGGGCAGTTTCGCGACGAACGCGAAGAACCCGGAGATGAGATTCAGTTCCGTCACGCCGCCCGTGGTGAGGCCCGGCGTCAGGGCCTTCAGCGCTCCCCCGATGTTCTTCAGCAGGGTGCCGACGACCGGGCCGTTAGCGGTGAACCAGGCCATGAACCTGGTGATGTCGTCGCTGGCCTTCTTGCTGGCGGACCATTTCAGCACCGCCGGGCCCAGCTCGGAGATCCACCCGATCGCCTTGTCGATCAGCGGATTGAACTGCGGCAGCAGGATCACGAACGACTTGACGAGATCGATGATCGTGTGGCCCGCCGCCCCGGCCGCCGCCGAGCCGGTCCCGGCGATGAAATCCCGGAATCCCGTGAACGCGGAGGAATTGACCAGGCCGTCGAACTGGGCGCCGAGACTCCTGATGAACGGGGATACCCCGGCGATGACCGGGCCCAGCTTGCCGGTCAGGTCGGTGACGGACTTGAGCCACGGCTGCAGCGCCCCCGCCACGACGGGGGTCTCTGCGGCCTTCACCGCATCCCACGAGGCCGCCATCGCCCCGATCTGCTTCGACAGGACGATCTGCGCCGGGGACAGGTTCGCGTACGCCTTGGCGATGGCGATCTGCTCGGCCTTGTACGCCACCGCCTTCTTGGTGCCGCCGGCGATGGCGGCGGCGTAGTTGTTCTGCGCCGTCTCGACCGCTGTGGCCGCGGTCTTCGCGTCGGTCAGGACGGGCTTGGCGACGGCCCCGAACGCGGCCAGCGCGGCACCCCCGGCCACGAACGCGCCCGACAGCCCCGCCGCCACGCCCGTCACGACCCCGCCCAGCGTGGCGATGGCCGGGGCGAGCGCCAGCGCAGGGCCCAGCAGCCCCGGGTTGAGCTTCAGGCCGCCCAGCGCCTTGCCCAGCTCCCCGGAATGCTTCGACGAGTCCTGCATCGCGTCGTCCAGGCGGCGGATCGCGGCGTCCGCCAGGACCGCCTTCGCCGCGGCCCGGTCCTCGGCGTCGCCGGTCTGCCGGAGGGCCGCCGCCAGGATCTTCGACTGCGCCGCGGTGCGGTCTTCCTTCTGCCCGAGCTCTTTTATTACCTCTTGCAGCACCTTCGCGCCGCGCGCCGCCGCAGCCGCGCTGTCGCCGGTCTTGCGGAAATCGCCGGCGAGACGGTCCGCACCGCGGGATATGAAGTCGTAGGTTATGGACTCGGCCACGGGACTCCTATCCGCTAACGGTCGGCGATCATCTCCTCGGCGGCGTCGATCAGCGCTTCGAAGTCCTCGACTTCGAGGAGCCCGATCTCCCAGGGGCGGATGTGGAACTCGCGGGCAAAGAAGGCGAGGTAACGCTGCCTGTCGTAGGTGAACCAGCCGGGCCCGACCCGGCTGGCGTAGGGACCGCAGCGTCATCCTCCGCGTCCGCCGCGGCCTGCGCCATCTCCTCGGCCAGGGCCGACTCGGCCATCGAATGGATCATCTCGTCAATGTCGAAATCGATCTTCCCGTCGAGGACGTCCTGGTATGCCGTGTCCACGTTCCGGCCCTCCCGGCGCCAGATGAGGCACGCGAGCATGATGAAAGCCCGGGCCGATCCCTCGGCCATGTCAACCTGCCACTGGCCGTAGTTCCGCTTGTAGACGTGCTCGATCCACAGGGCCTCGTGCGTCGGCGATTTCCGGCCGTCGTATTCGTAGACCTGGCCGCCGATCGATACCTTCACTCAGGCTCCCTTGCTGGTTGCTTTCGCTGTGACGTCGCGCAGCGCCTGCTCAAGCGCGGCGCGGACCTCCGGCGCGGCGTCCTCCGCGGGACCGGTGAACCATCCCGGCTGCACCGACGGCTCGTTCTGCTCGAACCACCGGTTGCGCGGGTCGCCGCGCGGGAACCGGCCGAACAGCGGGTGCCACAGGATCCCGGCGTCGAGGCGCCCCAGCCGCCGCTTCCTGAGGCTGGCGTTCGCGGCGCGGACCGACGCTGTGGCGTCGGCGCCGCTGTTGCGGACAACCACCGTGATGTCAGTGTCGTCGCCGAGCACCGCCGCGTACCGGTCGGGCAGTTTCGGCTTCAGCCCGGCGCGGATCCTGGCCGGTACCGGCTGCACGCCGCGACGCATCGCCGCGGTCAGCTCCCGGGCCAGGTCCTCGGCCCCGGCGCGGCGCAGCCGGAACGCGACCGCCTCCAGCTCACTCGCCATATCGGCCACGCTGGCCTACCCTCCGGGTATGAGCATCATCATTGCCGCCATCGCCGCCCTGGCCGTCATCTGCGCCATTGCCGGGGCTTTCATCGGCGGCCGGTCACGCCACGCGACGGACGGGGCGTTCATCGGCCTGCTCGCCGGCCCGCTGGGCATCCTGGCGCTCTGGTTCTGCCGTGACGGCAACTGGTCCTGAGCCGCCAGCCGTGAGGCGGCGGACGTGGAAGCCGCTGATCCGGCAGCGGCTGTGGTTCAACTGGCGGCCGCGCAGGTCCCTGCCCGGCGAATGGGCCAGGGCGAAACGGAAACGACGGGGCCGCTAGGTGCCCATGCCGCCCCATGAGGTGTACCTCTGGATTGCGGACGCAGCCTGCCACGTGGCCTTGAAGTTCACCGGCCCGGCGACGGCGCCGTCGGCGGCGAAGTCGACCAGGATGGTGCCGTACCAGTACGAGTTCGGGTCGTTGACGGTGTCCCAGTAAAGGTAGAAGTTCCGCGGGAGCCCGTCGGAGGCGGCGACGTAGGTCTGGGATGTGCCCGCGTCCATAAAGCCGCTGAAATCGCCGCTGGCATCCGGCAGGCCGCCCACGAAAACCTTGTTCTGGTCTCCGAAGGCCGTGACTTCATCGCGATCGGAGGCCCGGCTGATGGACCAGGCGGCCTGGAATGGCAGCGGTACCGCGACGGTACCGGTGGTGGCGCCGAGGTAGATCTGGGCGTTGCGCCCGTGACGACGGCTGCTGGGCATTTCCTGTCTCCCTACATCGTGGCTGGCTGCCGGTCGAGCAACCGGAGCAGGTGCTTGGCGTGCTCGGTGAAGGTGCGTCCCTGGACCGCGGCCCGGGCCCTGCCTGCCGCCCCGGCGCGTTCCCCGGGGTGGGCGATGGCCCAGCGGATGAGGTCACCGGCTTCTTCCGGGCTGGTGAAGGCGGGCAGCATGGGGAACAGCCCGTCGGATTCCGGGCGGGGGTCGCGGGCGAACCACAGCCCGCACGCCGCCTGCTCGATCTCCCTCGGGCCGCACGCCCATCCCTCGCCGGCGTGGGTGTCCTCGGCTTCGGTGCGGTACACGTTGATGCCGGTCCGCGCCCCGCGGTAGATGTTCGCGGTCTCGGGATTGTCGACGCAGTCGTCGGCGTCGGTCGCGGTCCAGTCCCGCAGCGGCGAGTCCTCGGGGAGGTCCATCCACAGCCCGGCCAGGCGGACGTTCAGCCCGGCGAGGTCCATCCGGGAGAAGAACCGGGCGCGGCTGGGGAACCCGGTGCCGACGAACGCGAAGTCGTATTCGGGCACGCTGCCGGGCGGCGGCGGGTAGTGGACCTTCTCCCGGTAGGCGTGCGGCATGTACTCGGCGGGGCCGACCTGCCGGTAGGCGTCAAGGTTGACCGGGTCGTTCAGGAGGGTCAGGTCGGCGTACTGCGCCAGGTTGAGCTGGTAGTCGTCCTGGTAGGGCGATTCGCTCATCAGCATGACGATCTTGTGCTTGTGGTGGCGGAGGATCTCCAGGAGCCACGGCGGGAGGAAGAACCCGGACACGCAGAGGATCACGTCGGGCCACCAGCGGGACGCGGCGGACAGGATCGGGTCGACGGCGAGCTGGATGGCCTGCGCGCGGTCGAAGTATTTCCGCACGCCGGGGCAGCCGCATTCCAGGAGCTCGCCGGTCTCGGCGAGAGCGCCGTTGTAGACCCGCAGGGCCGCGTCGAGGGGGTATTCCTCGACCTGCTCGCCGAGGCCGGAGAGGGCCTCGGACCAGCCGCTGAAAACGTCAGAGACGCTCCAGGACGGCCCGGGATGGATGATGAGCCAGCGCATCAGTTCCAGCCTGTCGAGTAGTAGACCCGGTAAGCCAGCAGGACGGCGATGCCGCCGAGGGACAGCCGGGTGACGAACCGGCCGTCGGACGTGCCGTCGAACATGACCCCCGGCGCGGCGGCCGGGAAGCCGCCATTGATGGCGGCGGCGTCCTCGGCTGCGTCCAGCAGGTCCGATGCCCGCTGCCGCCTGCCCTTCACGTCGCCCGCGTCGCCGGTCTGGGAGACGATCAGGCAGTTGATGTAGCCGGTTTCCTGCCGCACCCCGGGCATTTCCAGGTTCACCTGCGCGAAGGTGCCCGCCAGCGCATCCGGGGCCAGCGTCCCGTCAGCCTCCAGGGTGCCGTCATGGCCGGTGATGATGAAATCCGGCTGGCTGGCGGTCATCGCCTGCACGCTGTCATAGACCGGCACCCCGGCCAGGCCCGCGGCGGCCTGGTAGGCGCCGGTCAGCGCGAGCATCGCGTCATTGAACCGGGTTACCGGCATGACCTCACCACGCGAACACCTGGTCCGCGAACGGGATCCCGTTCAAGGTGCCCTGCAGCAGCTCCGCGGCCCGCGCCGGGATGGCGAACCCGAACCCGGGGACCATGACCGGCTGCTCCCCGGCCATCGGCAGGGCGAGCGGGCCGCGCTGGGATTCGTAAAGGTGCTGCAGGACGATCCGGGCGAAGATG